TTACTTTTCTTTTGTTGGTGGTTGAGGTTCTGGCTCTGGCTCTGGTGTTGGGTCTGGGGCCGGCTTCTCAGCTTCAGCTTCCTTACGCTTTGCTTCCGCCTCTGCTTTCTCAGCTTCTCGCCTTTCCCTCAGTTCGATTTCCACTTCGTTCGATATCGCTTCGATATACCATTGCAGGGATTCGATATCACTTTTGAACCCCGCCTCGATCAAACCAACAACGTTATCGTCGATTTTATTTTCAGTGAATTTTGCCGCAAGCTTTAACAAGAACAAAACCATATGTCGTGTCAGCAATGCGGCACCAAAGTTTCTAAAAAGAAGTATTAGTGCGGCTTTCATGTTGTAGCTCCAATTATCGTCAATCTCTAAGCGTGATACGCTTGTTTATCCAACCAAACACGAACGTCTCGTCCGTCTCTCTGGATTCTGCCAGTTCTAAGTAATAGGCCCCCTGTAAACAATTGAGCGCTTTTAATATAACAGGTTCGGCTAAGGCTTTACGATATGCGAAGTAAAGCTGCAAGGCCTTAAGTGTTTTGCTACCAAATACCCCATCTACCTTTATATCTATGTAGATGGTTTGCATCTTATTGAAAGCATTCAACGCACGCTGTAAGAACTTAATCCCTGTCCCCGTGCCAAGGTTAACCCCAGCTTCAAATACCTCCCACGCTATCTCTGGGCTTACTGCAGCCAACTCCGAGATACGAGGACCAAACCAATAGGTCTGTAAGTATATTTCTCGGGCTTTGGATTGAGGCATATCTTTCATATCCCCAGTGTAACCGTGAGCGCGTGCAACCTTTTCAGTAATCCCCCAGTTGGTGGGGCCACCTTTATCGTGAGGGTTATCGACATACCCCGCTTCTAGTTTCACGATTTGCGCCACGTAAGCCTGAACTCGGGGGTCCGCTGAGTAGTTAGCCATTTTTAGCCTCTGAATTTCGTTGTTTTGAAATCTCATCCAACCTAGAAAGTATCTTCGTTTGCTGAGTGTTAGCGTTGGTTAGGTGTTGGATTATTAAACTTTGGTCCGATTCCAGTTTCGAAAGTCGGTGATTAATACCAGATAAGGCTTGGTCGATATGCTGCTTGTTGAATTCAAGCTTTTCATTGACGCGTTCTTCTCGAGGGTGGGCCAACGCAACGTGCTCTTTGAAAGCGGCGAGTTCACCAGATACTTTATTAACCGCGGAGGTTGCTGCAGTGTGATTACTGTTTACTGCGTCCCATAAATTTTTATTATTTTGTGAAGCGCTGTCTTTATCACTTTTAATATCAGACTTAAGACCCGAAATTATAAACAGCGCTACAGTTACGGCTATACCCGTAACCGTTGCTACTACGCCTAAAAGCGCAAGCAAACTTGTTGAGTCCATCTTAGTACCCCAGAAACTTCAAACATGAGAGATTTATACCAAGTGAACAACAAATAATTAGAACCCAAAGCCCAAAATAAGAAATACGGGCTTTGAGCGTTCTAATAGAAAAATAAGATAAGTCTGTTGAGCGTGTTTTAAAATTCAGGAACTTCCTGTAATCACCGCTCTTTTCTGCCGCTAAAAAGGATTCAAGTATTTGAGAAACACTATCCTCGTAACTAACGTCTAACAGAACTGAAGTAAAAGGGTATCGGCCTTTCTTGACGGCCATAGGCGAACAGATGAATAAAGCGACAAGCTTCCGCCGTTCGTTGAAGATTTTTATAACTTCACTTTCGGTAGGGATTTGCTCAATTTTCAAATCGAGCTTAGAGGGATCGAGAATGCCCATCATGCCGCCTAAGTATCGTCAATTAGCCTAATTTTCAATCAAGGATACTACCCTTATAGCTGAGTGTAAACTTACAATAGCCATCCTTGGCCAGTATTATTAAACCCCTAAGCTTGGCTGAACGTAGGCACTCACCGAAGCGGCCCCTTGCGTAGATAAAGCTTCACTTGTGGAGTAAACCACTACACCTCGCCCATCCCCACTTATATATAGAACAACAGCTACATCGAAAGGCTCCTTAGCGCTTTTAGGTTGGAAGTCTCCAAAGCGGCAATGGGCCTCGGAACCTTCGAACACAATAGCGGAACTATCAGAGTCTATTTTTGCTTTCTCCGTAGAACTATAAATAATGACTTCTAACTTACTAATATTGTTAGGGGCGGATTCGAAATCGATACATCCTTCAGCATCAACCACTAGGCCGAGATCACTTCCTGGGCGTAGCTTGATAATTTCACGGTTCGCCCTGCCAGGGTAAATCATAAGGTTCCCATCTGTAACCAGTTCGAATGGTACCGAGTCAATCAACTCCAAGATACTACCGTCAAACGTGAAAGCAGCTACCGCGATAGAAACCGTTTTAGCTGTGCTTCGGTTCCCTTCAGTATCAATCGCTACAACACTAAAGGTTAGGGTCTGGGCGTCATTCTCACTCGGGGCAATAAATTCCGGCGTGGCCGTGGTGGAATTTACTAAAGTAACGGTGTCCCCCGCTGTCTGCGTCCACTCATAGCTGGCAATAGGATGAGACCCAGCCGTACTTTGTGACGCATCCAAGTAAACAGTCTCCCCCGACTGAACGGATTGATTTGGTCCTAGAACCACGGTTGGGGGGGTTATTTCCAAAGGAAGAACTACAACGTCTACCTCTCGGCTTCCTACTGCTTGGTCATCGTCAGTAACTGTTACACGTAGTTTTGCAGTTTGCTGGTTACTACTGCTAAAGGCTGTGACGTTAGTTGTTGCAGAATTAGGATTAGATATTGTTACGCTACCAGCACCATTATTTACTTGCTCCCACAGATAGCTACTTATTGTACCATCTGTATCTACGGCATTTGCGGTAACTGTGAACTGCTCCCCTGCCTCGACAGTGGTTTTAGAGGCGGTAATCGTTACCGTTGGGGCTGCGTTACTACCCTCGGTAATATAAAAAGTAGCACTTGCTATAACAGAGTCGGTTCCGTCAGAAACCGTACACCGAACCGCGATATTCGCGTCCTCGGCTTCGGCCAAAAAGCTTGTACTTGCAGAATTAGGATCAGCTATTGTAATTGCTGGCGCACCGTTGCTTAACTGTTCCCAAAAATAGGTCAGCGTATCACCATCTAGGTCTTCCGCTTCACACACTAACGGAACAGTTGAGTTCGGCGCATAGTCAATGTTTGTACCTGTAATCGTAGCCGTTGGTCTATTGTTGCTTACACTTAGCGTGTTGCTATAAGTAACGACTTCTGCAGATTCAATCCTAATTGAATCATCATTAACTGATGGGTTAGTAAACTTATAACCCACTTTCATGGGTGCAGTTAAGTCTACATCTGTTAAATAATGCTTTGTGGTTCTTGATACGCCATCTAACACATACGCTATTTTTTCTTTAGGTAAAATTCTTATGCCGTAAGTGTGAGCAGAGCGAACCGTTTCTTCACCATTATTTAAGTCACCTCGTCCTATAAAACCGATTACTTTACGAGACCATTCCTGCTCTATTGCCCCGCCATCAGATTGACGTTGGAATAGCATACGGGTAGAAGGCTCGGCAGAATCGGGCCATAAAAGGCTGATTTGGTTTAGCGGAGCATCGATATTATCAAAGAAGCCGACCGCCCCCCTCAAATCTTCTGGCCCGTTTTTACCTTGCCGATGAAACACCAAATCCACTACGTCATGGTCTGATAACGTAATTGTGTCACCTTCCCAAATTGCACTACCTAACGCCGGAACGGTCTGGTGAATTTGCCCTTCGATAAGGCTGGCCGCAGTATTTAAAGTGAAATCTGAAACTTCGCTATAAGAATGCAGAACATTTCGTGAGCTATGAGGGTAAAGTAATTGCCAATCGGCGCTAACGTCTTCAATTTGAGCGATAGCACAGGAAGTTACGTCACCTTGTTGCAACGCCTTGTAGACAGCGTATCTCTCTCCATTAGGCCCAGTGTAAGGCATTTCTTTAAAGTGATGAATTTCGAGTTGGTCATATTCACCGTCACCGCCTCGCTCTATAAACGCGTTAGGTACAGAAACGATATTAAATTCGTCATCAACTAATACCTCTACCGGACGCGAATAGTTATCTTGGCCACCCCCTACTACGTCTGGACGGGCCATAATTACCATGCGCCAGTAGCTGCCCGCTGGCTTGATAGACCCTACATCCCATAATATCCAAATCCATTCAGTTCCAGACGGAAAATCTGGAATAAAATCATTAAGTTCTCCTTGAAATCTACCCCATATTTTAAGGCGCTCAAAATTAACAAAATCATCCGTGCCCCAAATAGCTTGCCCAGGTGAACGACCTAAATCACCACCGCCGTGCGTGCTGTTAGCTAAATACTGAAAAGGTATATGCGGCATCGGATTTACTGTTATATTTAAATAACCTGTATGACCATCGCCCTGCTCGTATTTAGGGTTGTAAGTAACGACAGACCGGTCAGATAGCGTAAAATCAATACCGTTTGTTGACGTTGCTGAATGTGTATTCTGAACCGCTACTGGGTACTCGTTGTTAGGGTTACTCTGTGTCGTGGTATGGTAGTACATATGTAATGTACCATTTAGCATATCTACGGTTGGCGTTTCTGTTTGGTTGTGGCTTGGGTCTTGGTATATGGGTTCGTTTTTTTGAACTATATGGTCAAACTCAGGACGATTTGAAATCTGATTCCACTCTAACCATGCGTTAGGGTCTGTAATTGGGCCAACATCGCTATCCCACAGCCTTGCAAACACACCGCCTTTGCCGGTTGCGTGGTCCGTAGACGAATAAATAATCATAGGGTATCGAGCACTAGGCCACCCTACAATTCTCGATGTCTCAAAAGGATGGAACCAAAATTCTTCAGTCGCCCCCGCTGACGTTAATAAGCTGTGGTTATTAAATAAAATCCCCAGTTTAGTTAAGTTTAACTTGTTTGCATTAAATGTTTGAACCGGCTCACTCGGCGTAAGTACACGATTTGTTTCATACCCCGTAGCGTCAAATCTTACGCCAGAAAAGGTTCCATCCTCGTAAGTAGAATCTGTGTGCGTTTTAAATTTTTCATCATCTACATACGCGACGATTTCATCACCGAAAGCCCTGACTTTTAAGTTTATAGTGTTAGAAAGCCCGTCTAAATTGCGCTCGTAAATAATATCACCGGAACCGTTTACGTATTTAACCAGCCTAGTCTTACCACTGGAAGATAGGTTAACTATAAGTGCCCAATAATTTTGAGAATCAACGCCCCTAAATATTAAACCACAGTAACCGCTACTACCCCCTGTACGTGTAATGGTCGTTTCCCATACGTTTTCACTTAAACTAGGCCATACGATTCGACTGTTTGCTACATCAGTCGAGGTTTTTAATAACCCATTGGTAATATCAAAACTACCCGTCCAAACCTGCGAGTTTGGAATTGCGCTTAATGCTGGCCCATCAGGGTAACTAAATGTTTCTAAAGCCATTCTTTGTCTCTCTATACTGTAATTGAAATTGTGTTAGACCATGCTCCTACGAGCGCACCGTTTAGGCATCGGCATCTGATCTGATATGTGCCTGAAGAAAAGTTAAGTGAACGTTTGAAACAACCAACTACACCAGGTAAACCAGTGTTAGGAACGTCTAAGGTTGACCAACTAGAGCCGCTATCGCTTGATATTTGAAATTCAATATCGGTCATAGCTGCACGGCAAAGGTCTTTCATTGTGGGGTAAGTTTTTAGAACGTGAACAAGCTTTGAGCGTATTCTTACAGGGCTATAAGTGCTGTAGGTACCAAACCCTTTAGGCTGATTTTGTAACTGCTCGGTAGAAACACAGCGAACACCATCAACCGCACAGTTCCATATTTCTATGTAAGGACTAGAGTGGCTTGGTGAAAATACTTCACGGACTCCCGAAGTTCTAACAAACTCGGTATTAGCAACCGTAGCTGAACCTTTAGAGTGGGTACGAAGCATCTTACAAGCACCTTCGTAACGTGAGTAGTTTATTTCAGATCGTTTTTTTAAGTCGGTCACTGAGTCAGAACCGTTCTTCAAATCGCATCCGTAAATGTTTACAGAGTATTTGAACGCTTCTTCACCGTGATAATCGCCGTTAACAACAAAACAATCAGAGTTACCAAACCGGCTGTTATAGTTTCCAAAATTAGACTCTAGCAGTAAGTCAACATCACAAAAATGTAGTTGCTGCTCTTTTACGAAAGGTCCATACAAGTCACCTGCTACGGCTGTCTGCCATGTCTCGTGTCGGCCTTCATACCCACCAATGAAATCCATTTTGTAGACTTCTAATGATTTAGCGCCACGAAGGTTAATTCCGTTTCTACGGTCTCTAACGGTTACGTTTTCAGCCAGATAGTGAGCATTAGCATTTGAACCTCTATACCCGTCACGTTCATTCTGTTCGAGAACCCCAGATAAGTAAATATCAGCGGTATACAGGTCTTTTAGTCGTGTTACAGGCAACACATCAAACATCAAATTAACGTCGTTACCGTTAACCGTAGCACTCAACTGCGGAACTGCGGGTGTTTCGGTTCTTAGTAGCTTTCGCACATATATGTTTTTTACGTTACCTTTGTAACCGTTGGCTGTAACTTGAACTTGTGTTGCGTTGGCTGGCGCACGAATAAGCCATACTTCTGTGCCTTCTAAACTATGGCTGTACTGTCCTACGGCACTACCGATTTTCGGTGTGACTGAACCACTTTTTCTATCAACCAGTTTCAAAGAGATTTGATAGACTTCACCGACTTCAAAATTGTAGTTGGCGCTTAAAGAGTTACTTGTGCTGTTCGCATAGTAGTTACTGCCGCTTTTAGTCCATCCTGTACCGCTAAACGCATCAGGTTGAACTACTTTCGCACCTACCTCTGGCGAAGGCAGTATTTTAAATCGGTGCATGTAGATAAAGCTTTCAGTGCTGTATCTGAAATAATCAATGGCTTCTTCGCCTGGGTCTAAATGCAACCAAGCGTCTAAAGGCATATAGCGCAAAGAACCGTCTTCAGTAGGTACTATTCTCGCGCCGCTAGGTAGGTCAATCTGGCTAGAAAACGCATTTTCAGCACCCTGTACCGAAACTGCATTATCCATTTGAGGGATGTGCATATACGGTAGTGCAAGCGTTTTGTTAGCGTATACTGGCAACACATCGTCTGTAACGGTAGCCTTTACACCACGCCAGCTTTCTCCTTCTGTGAGAACTACGGTTTCATTGTATAATTCACCGTTCACCGTAACGTTGTTTAAAATAAATGTACTCGCACCACGAGCGTACACAAACGGTAAAGGGGCAAGTGCTTTATAGTCTCCACCGTTAATTGTGATGGTAGAACCCGCATGACCTACGATTACGCCTAAGCCACTGGTTTCATCTAAGTTGCAACCGCAGTTATTTAGTTCACCGTCTTTTTTAAATTCGTAGGCAAAACCATCACCCTGTATTCTTCGCGTCCATGAGACCATACAGTCACGGGCCGCAGAGGTTTCAGAGAAGTGAATACCTTTACAGTCGTAAGTTGACGTTAAACCCTTAACATCCACAGGACATTCAAACCTAAAACCTTCGTCACTAAAACCTTGAGTATCAACGTAACGAATAATAGCTTTAGAACCCTGCTCCAAGTGAACACCGATAAAAGGTATAGGATTTTCGGCAAAAAGATTATTCTCGTTTACAATCTTGCCGCCTACGATTTCTATTTCAGAGTGCCCGACCCTTACAGCAATGCCAATGTCACCTGATCCGGTAATATCGAACCCTTGCATTGATATATTGCTAGAGCCTAGGGGGATAATGAGTGCTTTAAGCTTTGTTTTAATCCACGTTAAGCTTCGTAAAACCCAATCAAACATACGATACCCGCCTGTATTTATCAGTCCTGCGTTACTTAAAATGGCACCGTGAATTTCAGTACCACGATTGTCTTTGGTGAGCGTTAAAAAGTTTTGTGAGTCTTTAAGCTTTACACTGTAAAAGCGGTGATAATCCGCACTAAGCAAAATAAACTCAGACGGCGCATTAACGATCCACGGCGAGCGGTTTTCAAGGCTTGTATCAATTTCACTTTCGCCCACTTGTAGGCCGAAGTAAAACGAGAACCATGCGCCCTCGGTTGCTTCATCAATGTCGAAATTCCAAGGTGCAGTTCTTGGTATCCAGTCGCGTATTTCAGACGGGTGAGACCCTATATAGAAATTATCACCGCGCTCTATTCGATAGTTCGGGTTCTCCCCGTCACTATCGCTATATATGCGGTGATAAACTCCATTTATATCTTGAACAGGGTTACATTCCGCCCAGTCTTCACCTTGCGTCCACCCATCCGCAGTTTTTAAATTCACATCAAATAAACGATTAATACTCACTAACAGGTATCCTTATTTTTATCGATTCAACCGTCATACTTCCAGTAATGCCGTTGTTTCTTCGTTTGAAATAAATACGCTCGGCGTTAGTAAGAAAACGATAAGGTTCGGCTGCGTAAACAACATTTGGAGCGCTGTTTGAAATAGTAATAGCCATATCGCGGTTTATGCTGTGAACAACTAAGATTATTTCAAAACTGTAATCATCATAATCGTCACCAAAAAACCTAAGCGCATCGGTAGAACCCTCTGCGTTATTTACGGAATAGTTGCGAAAGTTATTAGAGTCTTGCGTCCAGCTAAGACCCATGTAATTAGGCGTTTGAGGTGTTATATCTTCGCTATACCAGTAACCGTCAGCTTTCTGGTAAAAGGTTCTGAATGGGCTTTTTAGTGTGCCAAACGCAACATCAAAATAGCCGTTTAAAGAACGATAGTAAGAACGGTCTGCATCTAATGTGGCCCATGAATTATCAAGTTCAATGTAGTCAATAATCCCTTCAAAATACTCGCTGTTGAACTCCCCTATTTTGTACAGCGGGTCTTCTTCGAGGATTGTAGTCTCATACTCATGCCACTGATGGTTAGTCAACGTTGGGTTGTTGGGTAAACCATTACCGCCTGCCCCCATAGGATAAACCCTAAGCTTTATGTCCCCTGAGTAAGCAGAGTTAAGGCGTATGATTGTACCCCTCTGAAATATCGCGAACTTTCGTGAGCCTATAACAGTCGGAATAGTTATCCATCTATCGGTTAGTGAAATATGCACCAATCCGCGCACATCATCGTAACGAATTTGAGGTTCGTTATTAGGGGAATCTTCGGGTAACACCTCGGTCTTTTTAAGCGTTGGGTAATCACTCAAAATATGCGTAAGGCTTGGGTTCTGGCGTACGGGAGGGCTTTCAGCTACTTGAGTATTCAAGTAAACAATAGCTTGCTCTATCGCCGCTTGTAGTGGCCCTGCGGGGTTATCAATCGAATCAATTAAGGTTTGGTACGCCAAACGGTTCGCCTCTACTGCGGAGAGGTAAGTATCAGGGTCCCCTAGAGGTATTACCCGAGCAGCAACACCGTCAACGTTCGCGTGTGGCCATGGTTTCGTTAGTGTCAAGGTCCGCGCATTAGAATCACTTTCTAACACCGTGACCGGCACGGTGTAGCCCTCGATAAATAGCTGGCTGTTTTCTTTTACGGAGAAGTTAGATTCGCCAGCGTTGATCTGAACAACAGATTCATTCTGATTTACCGTTACCGAAGTGAAATCTCGAATATAACTCATTAGGAAGGTCTCCCTTCTACACTAATTAGACTTAACCGCTGACTATCTAAAAATTGCGTCATCAGTGCTCGACTCTGGTTTATAACTCTCAAGCGATACATGAAGGTACCTTGTGAGGTATTGGTATCGGTATAGGTGAACGAACCTCCTGAAATTTCCAGAATCGTACACGTTGTTACGCCATTCTCGAAATCATCGAATTCGGTGTAGGTTACATTCCCTGTAAATGTTTGCCTTTGGAGTTCAGACCAGCCACCCCCACCTAAACTACGCTCAAGAATAAGCGTGGCTTCGGGGACAAAAGTTGGGTTCGTCGGGCACGCGTTATTCTCAGTATACGTACCGCGCCATCCAATACTGCAGTTAACCGTTTTAGGGTTACCGTTAGTTGTGAAAGGGCCAACTTCTATAGAAGGATTTAGGGTTAGTAATGTTGTGTCACCACCATTAATTAATTCACCGGAGGTAATTGAGCCACCAAAATATTCATTACCATTCAGGTCGCGCCAACCCAGTGAAGCATTTTGCTTCGTTAGCGCGTTGTAGTTTGGTTCTGCCCCATTAAGGATTGGGGGGCCTTTCCATATCCAGAGATTGTCGGGGCCGAAACCCTCAGGGTCTTCAATCTCCATAACGAATTCAGTTATAGTAACTTTTCGCGTTGAAACTAACGTCCCTCTAACCTCAACGTCTGCGGTCATAACTAGCTTTTGAGACGATGAATCGTAGGTAAAGAAATCCTTTCCAGCTTTATTCGCGAACGTTAGGTTATCCATATAGAGCTTAATCGCGCTAACCCCACTCCCGCCTTTTATCTCTAGGCCCGTAAAGCTTTGTGTCTCATCAACTACCCCAAGCGTGAAGCTTGCCTCGAGTCCCCCAATAGCGTTCTCTAGCGCTTGCATATAGCTCACTACCGAGACGGAATCCCCTGCGGTGTTTACCACTTTTAATTCGTTGAAGGCTCGGGCCAGAGGAGCACCCATTATCCAATTACCGTTATCATCCTCGTAACCAATCTGAACAATATTGTTCTCGACAATCTGAGTCTGAACGCTTTTATCCCCAACCTTCCCACGCAAAGCGATAACGTCTAGTTGCGTTATTTTGTTTGCATCATCGAGGGTTGACTGGGTAAGGATTAGGTTTTCGTAAGTTTCACCGAGGGCCGTGGTTCTCTCGTCCCAGACGGTCATATCTGCAAGCATCTGAGTGATACTATCGCTGAGTGATTTACCCCAGTCTGGGCCTTCGTGGTTAAGCACTTGGTCAATAATATCGCCAACGTCTACTTGGAAGGCTTCTGTTGCTATAACAACCTCATGAACCCACGCACCAAAACCCTCTTTTGACGCCAAGCGGTACCAGATATTGAATTCTTGCCCTTCCGAAGAGGAATAAAGCGTAATCGTGCTGCCGTTGGAGTAGTCCTTCGCCTCGGTGATCACGTTCTCACCATGATATTTAAACTCATAGTAACTCGTGGTCTTATCTACCTTTGGTGGCGTAAGCGTAATAATGCCGCCTTCGTTGGTTATAGTAGGCTCTTCTGGTGGTGTTGGGGGCGCGGTAACCGTAAAGGTTAACGTTTTAGGCTTACCGTACTTAAGGGTATTGGTGAAACCTTTTACTTTTACGACATAGTTCTCTGCCGCTCGTAGGAATCCGAAAACTTGGCTACTGTCATAAATAGTGTAATGCGAGATAACGCTTCGGCCATCGGGCTTATACAGCGTCACTTCATACCCGTAGTTATTGTCGTCCCACATTACCAAGTGTGGGTCCTCGTCTGAGAAAACGTACTGGTACGTTAAATTCTCTATCTCTGAAGCAGGGTTACTTACTTGATAAACTAAAGGGCTCTGGAATAGGTCTGGGTAAAAGTCCCCGACCAAATCAATAACCCTCGCCGTGATATACAAATCTGAAGGCAATTCCACATCATTCTCTGAAGCGGCAACTTCAAATTCGCTCTTTGGTATTATTAAAGAGGACCGAGCAGTTTTGGTAAGAAGGTGTACGCGGTTCTCAGGGTCAACATCGTCATATATTTTAAACTGAATACCCACGACGCCGTTTGTCTCAAGAAGGTTAACGCGATTAACTTGCGTAGACCCGAAATCAAACATTACGGTACTGTCTATCGTTAAGGCGTAGTTCTCATACTTAATAGCGATTTCAGGGACAATACCGGCGTCTCTAAGGTCATTGGCCGATACCATATTCGTAGACCACTCTAGCACTTCCCATGGGCTTGCGGTTTCACCGTGAGCGCTTCGAACCTCTATTTTGATATCCCCCAGTTTTACGTTCTGAATTTCAAAATAAAGGTTGTTCGTTTTGGTGGTGTACTCTCGGCCATTAACAGATTGTTCCGTGATACGCACTTCGAAATAACCGCCAGGGGGTAATGGGGCCTCTAGCTCCCACCCTATCCAAAGGTTTATTTGTTCAATCCCGCGTACCTGAATATGCTCTTCATCAACGACCCGAAGGTTCTTAACCTTGCGAACTTGAGGGCGAAGAAGAAACGAGTATTTAGGAGCTTCCGAAATAATTAGATTGTCAGCATCCCCATGTTTATTCAGGTTTACCTCTTGGCAAAAGAAATCGTAAAGCTCGGGGATACTATCATTTTCGTTAATGCTGATAATGCGCCATGGCTTAGGTAGGCCTACTAGCTGGCCGTTCCTAGAAGCGGAAACGACAACCGGTGCATATTTATTGAAAAGTGTAAGGTCCGGCATTGGCTGTTTTAGCTTTAACCTATAGATAGGTTTTGCAACTTCTGAAGAAAGTACATCCATCGTGAAGTCGAAGTTCTCAAACTTCCCCATCACCTTAACGTTGTAGGTACCGGCCTCATCAAAATAAACAGGGTCTCGAAGTGTTACAGCTTTATTTTCTAGTTTTACCGCACGGCCTGAATAAGCATGACCTGTTTCAGGATCAACTATATTGATGATATCCATAGGCTCGAACTCCATCCCCAATTGCGGAGCGGAGAACGAAACGGTTCTTACTTCTGTCGTCACCGAAGAGATATAAAACGTCATACGGCGTTTTACTTCCCAGATATCCGTAGCCCCTTTAGCATCAAATTCATGTGTGTTTAGGCCGTATTTTAAAATAGACTCTTCATCACGAATCTCAGCGACGTATTGCTGTTGATAATCTAAAGATGCGTCAATATAGCTGGAAGTAACCGCATTGTGACGCTCGGATAAGGCCGAAAAGTTGTACGAGAAGGGCGAGGTACCTGTTTGGCTGAAACACATTTCAGGGGTTACCCACGCAACCGGTAAGTCGGGTAAATCAGCAATAAACTTTATTTCGCCCGTGTCTTGCTCTATTGGCCTAGCAAAAGCACTACCCAAAACATACCTAAGTACATCCCACCCATTTTGCGGGTCCGTTAGCACGGAATTAAAAGTATACCGTGGTGCGTTGTCTTGGCCAGTAATAGGATTGGTAAGATTCTTTTCATTAGTTTTTAAATCATAACCATCCGCATACTTAGCCATACGATAGACGTTATAGCGGTTTATCTTTACGCGGGGGTTAGCCTTTACGATCCCCCATATAGGGTTTGTAACCAGCTCGTGAGCTATCCAAAAAGGATTATCGGTAGTGTGTTTTTCGGCTTGAAACTGACCATCCCACGCAGAGCTTTCTTCATACGTCTTGGTTTTAGGATCATAGTTAGAGGGTACCGCGCATTTTATACCGTCGTAGTTTGCGCTCACGGTGGGGATTTTGGTGAGCTGCTGGCCCAATACCCCTACAACGTGCATCATGGCAAGCCCAGGGTGATATTCTAAGTCTGGGTCGTCATATTCAACACCATTTTCGGTGTAGGCATCCCCAGACTTAGTGAGCAATTCATAGCTGGTCCAAGCTACCTCGGCTACGTCTTCTTCGTTCGAATCTTCAGTTAAACGTGTGACTCGAATCTCGAACTGGTCTTCAGGCTTTGTGCGAGGGAATCGAATATTGTAAACCCTAACGAACGGGCTTACCGTGGTTTTACCCGTTATGGTTAGGTTCCTAGAAAGCCAAGCGCTATCTAAAAGGTTTTTATACTCAATAAGAAAACGCACGCTATGAGTCTTAGACCCATCATCGGTATATCTAACAAGCTGAGAAACGGTAAAGCGAAGCTCTATTTCATCAAAACCTGAAACAGTCTGCACCGTAGTTCGAGTAACCGGAGCCTGATAAGTAAGCAGAGCAGAAACAGATTGAATGACATTCTTTCCCCCAAGGCCAAACCAAATAGGCGTTTGTCCTTCTTCAGGGTCGTCTTTAGCAGATATCAATGTGCCTTGTTCGAAACGCAGCATTAAGCTGGCGTTATCAAAGTTGGTTTCATTAATACTGTTAAAGACAGGGGTATCGTCTATAAAGATATTTTGAAGTTTTTCTTCTGGGGTATCCCCCACGACGCCGCCGATTGGCCCTTCGGAAATCCCGAGGACGAATTCAAATGCGTCGGTGGAAAATAAGTTGTCCGCAGCGTTAGAGGGTCCACCCCCACCACCACGGCCTTTAAATACGCTTCGCGTCACAAGAGCCCCAATATCGTCAATTTAACCAGATTTTAATTAATTTGTGTTTGTCTTATACCGTCGATTTCTCGACCCCAAGGACTCCAAGTGTTTTGGCCGACTTCTTGGGATTCACTATTGAAGAATAGAGTAGACCAAGAATCACGCTTGTTGTCACTAACTTCATCCCAAACAACATTGGTAAAGTTTCTAATATCCGCCGAGGAACGTCCAACACTTTCTATATTAAATTGAAATAAGTGGCCACCAAAGCGGTGTCGGCCAAAGATCATAGCTACGGGTGTGCCGGAACGTACAGTGTTGGGATACGAGGTTGCACTATTACTGCTTTCTTCTGAACTATCATTCTCGGGGGTGGGCATTAGTTCTTGGGCTAACCCCCCTACAATAAGTGCAAAACCAATTTGAGCTAATACTAAATTTATACTCACCATCCCCGCCGAGGCTAAAGCCGTAAAACCCACCGCTACGGGAGGAAGAAACACCGCTACAGTGATTAACACTATCCCGACAACAACCTTAACCCAACCGTTAGAACCTCCGCTACCTTGAAAGCCTTTTAATGTCTGTAGGGTTTGTTTACGACGAAGTACCATAACACCATCTTGCACCGGCTCGTCTAAGTCTAACGTTGAATTTACCCCGTCAACCTCACAAACATAACGTACTTTAGCGGTTAGCGGATTGAACCCTTCCTGTAACTTTAGGGCTTCAAGCGCTTCTCTATAGTTGGCCGCGGCGGTCTTTACAGTCTTGGCTATTTTATTGCCAAAACCTACTAACTTAATCGTTATCATGTGGGACTACCTCTTCTAATATTACACACTCCGATTTGACTGAAAACTTTACCGATTTGTGCTGGGAAACCACCCAATGATCCCACTCAGGGAGAGATAGAAAGGTATAGTAATCCGACAAACTAAGATTCGAAAAATCATTAGTGTGTGTATGCCATGACGCAACAGTGTCCGAGTAATACTTCTCAAAATCAGACTCCGAGACTTCAAATTCTTCTTCGGGGGATTCAGCAATATTTTCTACTTCAACAACTTCCCCCGACTTGAGAATAAAGCCACAGCGTTCTTTTTCCGCGTTCCAAAAGTTACTCAACTGTCCCATTCTTGGCCCCTCTAAGTTTGGCTCTAAGATGAATTGGTAAGCCTTTATGAAGGTTGTGCAACGTCATGGCCTCCGTGGTTTTCTCAACCTCGGGGTGTCTTACCACTCGGACAACCCTAATTCTCCACTTATCCGTGTAATCAACAATTTCACTCAAGCGGCCCTGTAAATGGTGGAGTATCTTTTGTCTCCCCACATAGATAGCAACATGATTGACGACTTGACTACCCGCAATACGCATCATTAACACATCCCCAAAACGAACCTTGTGTGGATTGTTATTTGTATCTTTGAAACCTTCTTTTTCAAATTTACTGGTGAAGAAATCTAAACTGGGGTCTTGTATCCAGTTATCCGGTCTCGCGTAGTTTGTGATCTCAATCTGGTAACGGGTCTTGTAGAAATCCCTGACCAACGAATAGCAATCCTGTATCCCTTGCTCGTAGTGGTGGTCACAAAAACTATTGAGTTCTTTAATCATACAATTACCGTACTAAATTCAGGTTGCACATAGCGTCGAGGGGGGAACTTGGTTTTGTTCCCGTCGGAGAGCTTTCTTAACTGAAGGGTTAAAATAGAGGCACTAATATTACTGGCGTGAGAAACGTAAAAAACGTGCTTGGACGTTAGCGACCCGCCCTTTTCATGGGGTAGTGCTTTGTATCGAGTGACAATGGCGTCCTCTAACAGCCCTTGATTTAGATAATAGCTGTAGATACCCCCCTCGTTAGGGAGCGAAAGGCTCGGTCTGGTTTTCTCACCTGAAGACTTGTTACCGATACCTGATATTTTAAACGGGGAGTGAGCCCAAGTGACGTCTTTCCAGTCGCGAGTTTCCCTATCCGTTAAGCGGATAATAACCGGTTGCCCGTCAGGGTCTTCAATAATAAGCTCTAGATAAGTGGTTAAGTCTTCAGGAGTCAGCGAGTGACGTTGGGACTGAATTTCTTGTGAAAGTTCTTTCATCGTCAATTTCCCTCAATTTTCGCCTAGTATACCGAAAAGAGGAATAGATTGAATATTTTTCAATCGCCCAAAAACAGAACACCCCAGCAAGGCTGAGGCGTTGATTTGGAAATTGACGATAATTAGGAGCCACTTGGACTACTAACCGAGGCCAATACTACGGCCTCACAATTTTATTGTCAATAATATTGTTTAAATTAATTAATAAATATTTTATTAATTAAAGTGCTACTTCACGCAACATAACTTTAAACGGTTCAATTGCCCCGTCCCCCCCTGTAATACCTTGGGGTAGCTCAAGTGGCTGGTCAAACCGTACAACAACATTACCAAATTTATGATGCTGAAAGATAAACTCTTTCCACGTTTCGTGTCGTTGGTAAAACTCATCCAAATGATCAGCGCTATATCGTCTTTCTAAAGGACTAAGAAGCTGGGGGTTTTCAAAATACTTCATCACCGAATAATTTAAAGTAAATATCCGGCTTATTGGTGCGGTGGGCTTAGTTACATAATCCCACTGATTCCCCAACGACAAATGGGTGGAACGGTCTCGGTATCGGTGTGATACTTTGTGATAAATAAAATCAAATTGTTCGATAGACATTATCTAGTCCTCATTGCTACAGATGCGATTAGTGACGCCAGTTCACCCTCTCTCGCGATATCATCACCAATTACCGCTTTAACATCATTTGGCCCCATCGGAGGTAACTGCTTCTCACTCACAACATACACATTTACGGTACCTGAATCTTCACTGTTCGTTGCTGCGGCTGCTTGGGCCGCGCTACTTGTCATCATTTCTTTATCAGAAACACTATTAGGGTCTGCAGAATTGAGGGCCTTAACAGTCTCTAGACCAATAGCGTCAACGGCAGCTTTACGCAGAACGAATTCCCCTCGACTTACTTTGGCGTAAGTGGAATCACGGGTAGACATACCACTTGTGATTAATCCCCCAGTCTTATAGCTACCGGCTATTACTGGCCCCCCAGTAAACATCCCTCCACCAAAGAAACCACCCATTCCGCCGCCCATTAAACCTAGACCCGAGAACAACGACATAATTAACTGATTAGCTAACGCTCGGGTGGCGATATTGGCCATTTCCGTAAGAATACTTACCCCTAAGGCTCTAAACGCATCCTCAGACTCAGCGGCACCCGTTATAATATCTGCGAAGGTCGCTCCAAACGCGTCTCCCAGGCCCTGGGCTGCGCTTATCGCTTCGTTGGTCATTTGGGTTAACATATCAAAGTTTTCGTAACCCTTGTTAACCTCATCAACGACATAGGCCCCTGCGTTAGAGAGTTGCGAACCTAACGTTTTCCCGCCTTGGCCCCCATAGTTCTCATCGACCCCTTGTTCTCCTGTCGGAGAATATGACGTTCCATAAATAGCCGCTTGGGTTCTTCTAAACTCATCACTCTCGTAAACACTCTGGTTTATCCGGCGAACCGTATCCCCCATCTGGTCTCTGAATTCTATTAAGCCCCTATCCGCTTCTTTTGTGGCTTGGGATAAATCTTTAAGGTCCCCATCCAGACTAATGTTTTGAGTCTCTAAGTCTTCAACCGACTTACGAGTTTTCGCTTTTGAACGGCCATCTGTGAGCGCTTCGTTATCGATAATGGTTGTCTGAAGATATTCAGCAAAGTCCATTAACGATTCTTTCGCTTGCTTAACAGCCTGTTCTTCCAGCGCGAGAGCTTCTTTCTCAAGTTGTACCGCTTGGCTCTCTAACTCGTTGGCTATCCCTGCAGCACGTTCTCGGGTCTCATCGGTGTAACCGGTATTCGAAGCAATATTAAGGTAGCGCTGGGAGTCATAACGAATATCCCCTGCGTTGTTTCTAAGCGTCTCAGCGTTTTGTCTCGCTTTAGATAATTGGTTATTTATCTCGGCCCGTTCCTCCCCTATTACATCCGAGAGTAAACGCGACAGCTCATCATCATCCCCTAGTAATTTGAAGTCTCTAACATCGAGGTCCTTTTGCTCACCAATCGAACGTTCTAAACGGCTTCGCGCAAACGTCTTGGCTTGAATAGTGTCAAACTGTTGATTCCCCAGTGTTACGCGTGCATTTAACTCCCTATCTCGCTGGGCCACCGATACGGGGGAGTTCCCATCAATAGCCGCAAACAAGGTATCTTGCTCGTTGGCCACGCGCTCACGTTCGAGGTTTATTTCCTTAAGCTTAGCTTTTACTTCATCGGATTTATCGCGATCTGTAACTTGACGTAGTTGGTCGCGAAGCACATCGATTTCTTTATCTAACTCCGCCAGTCTCGCGGGGTAATATAAGTTAGCGTCGGGTCTCGCATCTTTCGCAGCGGATTGTAGTGAACGTTCTAACTTGCCTCGGGCCTCCCCTGCCGCTTGGTAATAACCCTGTTCTTGCAAGACCAGTCGGGGGTTAGCAACGCCTTCAGCTTCTAATTCAGCTAAAGCGTTCTTCTCGTCTTCAAGTAACCCCTGTATTTGTTCTCGAACCAGTGTGTTTATATCTTTAAAGGTACCTAGATAATCGCTTGTCTCGTAGCTGGTGTTCTTTTCTGTGAGAGCATTTATTTCCTCACTCGTCTCAGCAATGTCGTTTAATAGTTCACGACGGTTCTTAAGAACAATCGCCGCGATTCGACGCTCTTCTTTCTTTAACTCAGGGTCTAACGAGTCATATTGCTCTTGGTTCTTCTCAACTTGCAATAGAGTATTGGCGCGGTTCAACATTTCCGTAGCAAGGTTATTGATATACTCTTCGGCTTTATCCCTTGCCTCCCCCGATAAACCAAACTGTTCCATAAGGTTGTCAAGTTCTTGAGGGGATTGATTAAGAATGTTGAATAGCTGGCTTTGTAATTCCTGTGTTTGCGTGCGGGCCTCTTGTGCACGGCCAAAGGCCCCCGTTTCACTAGGCTTAATATTACGAATTAACTCGTTAATCCTTGCGAGGTCGTCGCCAAAGTTAGGTAGCGCGGTATCTATCAAGCTGCGATAAACATTTCCTCGACTCGCGAACCGGCCACGAGAGGTTGCGGTCTTCCCGCTACCTACACTTACGTTAGGATTACCTTCATTCGCCAGAAGCTTACGCTCAGATGAATCAAAGAAACCGATTGAAAACAACTCATCTAATTTAGCTTGTGAGTTATCTACGAAGTTATTTCGGTTCTGTGTTTGAAGATAGCCTACCCCGTCTCGAGTAGCGTCCTCAAACTCTTTCATCTTAGTAATAAGTTTGTCGTAGCTATCTATCGAATCATCGATATACAAGCCTTGTTGACGGAACTCATCATTAAGTCGACGTATCTCGCGCTGTAAGGATTTGTTATCGGTAAGATCATTTTGCTTTAAGATAAGGGTATCTATTGCGGAACCCACTTTCTTAAGCTGGTCCTCATAAACCTTCGTTTCGGAAGAGCCACGGTTTAAAGCGGCTTGCGTGCTATCCACACGGTCGTTTGCACGGGCTCGGCCATCGAGGTACTGATAACCATAAACCCCTGCGGTACCTACCGCAGTAGCAAGACCAACCCCAGGTATTGCTCGAGCTGCAAAACCGGCCGCAGTTCCTAAGCCTCTGCTCGAGGCAACCTTAGCAAGCCTAGAGATTGTACTGCCTTTACCTTTCCCGCCGGTCAGCATATCCACGCCGCCCAGTAGTCCGGCCCCTAAGCGAAGAACGCTTCGTGTGGCCAGCACGCCGCCCAATATTGAAGCTGGTACCGCTAATGCGCTGAGAATAGGGCCGAGGTCTCGCACTACGGAAAGGAAGTCAGCGGTTTTCTCTGTTAGCTTGGTAATAGTATCGAGTAAAGGCTCCATCGACTCATAGACAATCGATTTACTGATTGAGCCTAAGCGGTCTAGCTGGTTAGCTAAAGCTTCCATTTGCGTGTCGTTCGCACGGGCCGCAGAGCCACCAATACGCATTTGTTCGCTTAAGTCTTCCGCTACGCTAATGTTGTTAGCAAAAGCTCCGTATGCAGATGCCGCACGTACTTCCATACTCTCCATAGCGTCACGAACGGTAAAGCCACTCTCGGCCAGTGTTTTCATTACTGGTATCAAACCATGAGTGGTAATATCGAGGTCCGACATTGAAAGCCCGAGGTTATGTACGATCTCGGTAAAAGACTCAGAAGGCTTCTGCAGGGAAATAATAATCTGTCTAAGACCGGTACCAAGTGTAGAACCCGCTCGAATACCTGAGTTAGCCATGGCGCCAAGAGCCGATACCGTTTCTTCAAACGTCACATTCGACTGGGCCGCAAGGTTACCTGAATACTGTAGGCCTAGCGCAAGCTTATCGAGGTTCAATTTAGAGCTGTTCACAGCCGTAGTCATTTTGTCTACGATGTTGATCATCTGCGAACTGTCTTTATTAAATACCCCTAATGTGGAGGTCGCTAGGTCCACGGCACTTTTTAAGTCCGACCCAACCGCTGTAGCGAAGAGCGTAACGCCCTCTATCGCGTTTTGGATATCATTTTGACCTAGGCCAGCCTGACCGAGCGTAATGGCCGCATCCGCGACGTCTGTGGCTGTAAACTTGGTTTTCTCTGATACATCGATTAGATTTTTAGAAAGTTCTTCCATTTCCTCATTGGTGAGGTTCACAATGGATTGTAATTGTTTGAACTGTCTATCTAACTCGGTTGAGAACGTAGCGGACGTTGCAAGGCCACCCACACCGGCACCCATTACCGCATAGTTACGCAGCAATTGTCCTTGGTTTCTAAATAGCTGGGCTCCGCCATCTAAGCGCTGGTTAGTTCTTGCTTGCTGTATTTGCTCAATACGTCGCGCTACGCGTTGTTGTTCTGTAACTTGAGGCTTAGCTTGAGGTGTTTTCTTTGAATCCCTCTGAGCTGCTGCAGCGCGTTTCGCTTCTTCGCCCAGTAGTTTTATCTGGGCCTTAGCTTCTTGCGTACTTTTCTTAAGCTCTTTTAGCGCTTGGCTACTTTCCTTTCGTAATCTCGGGTTAGTATCCTGAGAATCCCTACGAGCTTTATCCGCAGCACTCTTTAAGACTTTGTTTTTGTCTATCTCATCTTGTAACTGAGATACCGATAAACCTTTAAACTGGGTACCTCTTAACGGGGCTGTGTTTGCCACCGTAGGATCGAGATAGCGTGCGCGTTTGTTGTAATCCTCAAGTGTCGCGTTCTCTATCTTTTTACGTGCAATATTGCTTTGTTTGTTTTGTTCTGCCGAGGCCTTGGCCGACTCTTCAAACTTTTTAAGCTGTTTTTCTGCCGCCGCAATACCCGCATCCAGTTTTTGTAGCTGCTTTCTGAATTTTTCGGTACTGGAACTATCACCAAATTTTTGCGCTTCTTTAAGCGCATCAGAGGCCCCTTTTCTTAAGAGCTTTTGACTAGCCAATGCGGATTGAAGGTCTTTCTGAGAAAAGTCCCCTACAGCATTAGGATTTATCTGGTTGCGTCGTTTTACGGTTGGGTTAGCTTCGAATTGTTTTTTATAGAACGAGTCTAAGGACCCTACACGCTTCTCTGCTTGCTGGGCTTGTTTTTTCTCGGCCTGTGCCGCGGCCTTTGCCGCTTCCCTTAATTCGGTAAGTCGTTTGGTTACAGCTAAGGTACTTTGCTCTAATTTCTCAAGCGCTTTTCCCGCATCTGTTTCAAGACGCTTATTGCCTGAGTTGTACCCTTCCTTAAGTGCATTGTTCGCCGCTTTAGTAAGAACTTTATTACGCTCAACTTCTTTTTCTAGTTGAGTGATCCCTAATTTGTTTACTCTAGAGGGGTCTACAACTTTATCTCTATTACGCGCAACAGTGGGGTTAAGGCGGAACTCTTGTTCTCTAAAGGACCCCAGGCTTTTAGTTTGGGCTTTTACTTGTGCGGATTGTGCGGCTTCCGCTCTCTTAGCTTGCTCCGTAAATTTAGCTAGCTGCTTGTCGGCGGCATCTAAACCCGATTGAAGAGACCTAAGGGTGTTTTGGGCTTGTTTCTCAAGTTTGGTGTCCCCGAGCCTAATCGCATCTTTTAACGCATCTTTAGCACCTTTCTGGTAAAGCTTTTGGGATGCGATAGATTGTTGAAGCTGGTCGGCAGACAACCCCTTAACATTAGACTTATATAGCCTACCCGCTTTAGGGATTGTTGGGTTGTTGCGGAACTGAAGATTATAGTAATCCTCTAATTGCTTAGCTTGTTTCTTGGCTTGCGCTTGGGCCTGTTTAGTGAAGCGACCTGTAATTTCCCCAAAGGCTTGATTGAGCCCCTTCAATAGTTCTTGCTGTTGCTGAGGATTAAGACCCTTCCCAACGGTTAAGGCTATTTGGTCTAGAAGCGCACGCGCATTCTTTTGGTTTTCATTTAAGATTTTGCGCTGGGTATTTACTTCATTTTTAGCATTCTGGGCTAATTCAGAGCGACCTTGGGGCGTGTCTTTTATAGCCTTTATGTTTGCCTGAAGTTGTTGGCTTGCCGCTTGTGTGACACGCTCGAGCTTTTCGAATTCCCGAGTAAGTTCTTCAATTACCTTTTTTGATTTCGGGTCTACCGTAAAGTTAAGTAACGTACTTCTAATGGTGTTGCCTGATCCAGTGCTGCCGGCCATCGTCAATTTCCCCTAATTGTTACCCAAAAACGGCTCTTGCTCGGGCCTCAGCTTCTATTTCATCTTTTGGTACCGTGCTCGTAGTTTTGCGTCTGGGTGTGCCTGAACCACTTTCTTTTTTCCCGAAGATAGTCCCAGCGGCATTTAATAACGTCACATACTCTTGAGTCATTGTGACAGTCTTTAAGCCAAGCATAAGCTTGGTTTTAACCTTTATATCTTGGTTACTGTAGGACCAAAATATCTTTTGAAGCTGACTTGGTACGGTCTCAAAAACAAAGCACAACTGTTCTTCGAAAGACAGCTTTAGGTACCAAGTGTTGAAGACCTCTAAATGGTCTGCTTCTTTTTCATCCTTTGCTTGGCCCGTTGGAGAGCCTTCATAAAAAAATTCTCAACGTGCTCCGCTACCCATTCTAACAAGTCGAGAACTTCATCGTGGTCAACGACCATTTTTGTCGTATCAAAGTTCTTAGTGATACGACCATTCTCATTTCTTTCAGAAAGTAATTCCGTAATGATGCTGTTGCGAATTTCGGGGTTTAATAGGATTTGGTCTAGCTCTTCAGCGCTTCGGAAATACCCCGTGATAGTGTTTAATAGCGCAAAGCTCATAAAGACTTCTTTATCTTCATCATTAACGCGTAGATTAAATCTTGTGGCGGGATTATCGCTCATCGTCAACTTCCTTTAAAAAAGGCCTCCGAAGAGGCCTTCTAACCAGTTTTTAAACGCTTACAGTTTACGCTAGTTCACTTTTCACTGAATCATGAACGAGTTTACCTGACGTACCTTTAAATGGTGCGTAGTAAGTATCCGAAGGAGTAACTTTAAGTGGAGTAAACTCGAACGGCGTATTACCAAAGTTATCGGTACCAAACGCCATAGTAAGACCTGAAGATACACGCATCTTAGGAATAAGAAGTGTGATCCACTTACCATTAGCTAACTGGCCTTGAACCTTCGCCGCGAAATCACGGTCAACATCCGTAGAACCTACATCAAGTACCGTAACGATAGACACATACGAACCCGCCGGAACCGACCATGCCATAGTGCTGTCTGGAACTTCCACTTCGATAGTAGCGGAGGTAGCGGTACCTGAAGTTAGGCCTGAGATTGTTTTTACCGTACCCAAAACAATATTTTCAGAAATAGGGTCGCGAACACTAACCCAACTTCCAACTTCAATATTTTGTCCCAGACCGTCATTCAGGTCGAGAGACACCGTTCCGGCTGAAAACGACGCAGTAGTCTTAACAACATGAGCGTCACCTTCAGGAGATACTAACTCACCACCGTCTAGGCCCAACGCATACGCAAGGTTCTTTTCAGTGTACTCGTACATTTCGAACGTGCCTCGGGTCGTGGCACCGGTTGTTAGCGTGAAAACAACGTCGTTAGTTCTACCTTGGGTAAGGTCCGAACGTTCCTTCGTTGCTTCGATTGTGAAATTCTTAACTAGGCCCACAGAATGTTCTTCTGGGTTAAGTTTATAGAGGTCTTCTGGGTTACCAATCATTACAGTGGCAGTACCCAACATAAAATCAGTTGTTTTAGCTTCACCAGCCATCGTCAATCTCCAAATTTTAGGTTATTATTGATACCTTGCTGAAGGAGGATGAAGCATGGCAAACTTAACACCAATTTCAATCATCACACCAACGAACATTTTTGCAACCGTCTCGAGGTCCCAAATTGAAGGAAACTCAGATGCGGATAAGTTACGTTGCCTATTAGACCACTTTTTACGCAACAACTTAAGCCCTATCGATATGAGAACGGTACCTAAATCGGCATCATCAAAAAGCTTTACTTTAAGACTCCCCAAAAAGGTTCTGAATCGTCTTGACCAGTATTGCCAGAGAACACTATACACCCGTCAACAAGCTTTTCAAATTGCCGTTTGTACCAGCTTAAAATCTTTAGGGGTAAATTACTTCGTTCTTCCGTCTAAAGCGGCGGCCTGAAATACGACGGATTGAAAAACCCGCCCCTTCTTTCCGTCTTGAACGGGAAGAATTTGGGACATTCTCACGCATTTTATTTCCCCGATTCGATTACCCGTCCCTTCATCAAACAATGTAAGGGACTTATCGGGTCGGACACACTCATAAATATGATCTACAACTTTAGTTAGACGCATATTATTTACGTCTGATACCGTGCTTATGGTTACAGCTACCGACATTGAATCTAAGGGACTCGAATCGGAAGCGGACTGTAAGGCTAAATCCTCTATCCCAATAAAGTCCCCCGCTGGTAACTCATCTTCATTTGAAAAGGCATCGAGGTTAAGACTCTCGAAGTCTTTGCCTGTAAGCGTTCGCATAAGCTTAGCGTTGTCGCTGCAGAACCTAAGAAGAGAAGCTTGGATATTTATGTACTGGGCCACTAGAGAACACCTTCTTTTTGTAAGAAATTAGTCAGCGAGTCTTTGCCATTGCTTGATAGCAATGCGCCGAAATAAGGTAATAGGATTGCGTGTTTGTGTTTGTGTAAATGACCTATCTTCTTTTGGTCTCTCTCCCCAATAATCCCAACCTCTTTGAGTAAGTCCGCAAGATCATCGTAACTCGAATTAGCACCCGAGAAACTATTGAGCTTGGAAAGAAAACTGACGTTGATACCCGCACTGGCCAACCCTTCAACTAACGCACGCTGAATAGATATCTGGCCTCTTCGTCCTTCTACTGAAACTCTATTATTAGCCCCGACTCTAGCCCCTGAGTTAGCTTTTACCGCCCCTTGTCTCAAGTAGTGGTTTACTGCAGGAATAACAGCGTCCTTCCAAGATACATATTCCTTGGTTCTCGGGTTATAAGGTTTACCCGTCCATTTTGAGAAAACGAGCCCTGGCTTTAAGGCATTAGAGCCCGAGGCTACTGAAGATAAAGAAAGGCCCCCTAAACCCGTATAAAGTTTAGCACCCACATCCGAATCGTCCCCTAAGTCAGTTAGCAAATCCAACAAAGACGTTTTTCCCTGACTACGGCTTAAACCTCTAAATAGTCGAGGTTCCTGAGTTAAAGGCTTTAAACCTAATCCACGGTTTTTTCTTATTTGCCAATTAGACGTAATACGTTTGGTCGTTCCGCTGTAACCAAAGGCATTTGGCGCGTAGTTTACGACTTCAGCCTTTACCGACATTCTACGAATTAAACCCGCAAGCGAGTTAAAAAAATTATTTAGAAACGCTACCGTCGCGGTCTCAATCTCACTTCTTACAAATGCGGTCTCGCCATCTGTTAGCCCCGTAACAAGGGCCTCAAACTGGGCTTGGAAGTCTGCGGTAACTGACACGGTTATAGCTCCACACGGTAGATACCTGAGACGATTGTAATTTTGCTAATAGCGCGACCATTAACCTTTGCATTCTTAGGTATTTCGACACCGAAATAAAATACCTCTTGGGAGACGCTGAGACCTTTTATCTCTGTGGGGGTTTCAATCTCCTGAACACAATCCAGCATTTCCGTTTCAGGAGAAAAGCCATTGGTTTCTAGCCCCGTTACTGGATGGCGAACTCTAACGTTATAGGTAACTTCCGCTTGGCCATTGATAGCCAAACCTAAAAAAACGTTATTTAGTCCGTAAGCATGGTGTTCGGCCAGTAGAAACGCACTACGTTTTCTTCGAATAATATCCCCAGCTTTAACACGGAAACGTTTGGGGATATGAACCAAAACCCTAACGGGTACCAAGCTGCGAAAACTTTCGCTCGGTTGAGTCGTCCGTGCAACAAGCCTAAGATTACCCGTGGTATATCCTGTAAAAACGTTCATGCGTCTTCACCTGTGAAGGGGTCTGTTCGGCTAATAAATTCCAGTAGTGGGTCTTGTGGGAAATCCTCCACGGCGTCAAACGTGAGTTTGTGCGCCCAATACTGGGAGGTAATAGAGTCCTGCACGGCTTTTATATCTATGTTTGAGAGTCGGGACTTTTTAGTGTCGTCTATTTCATTCGACTTTAACGTTTTCAGTCCTAACGCAGGAAGGTGTCGCACGGCTTCATGTAGCAAAATTAGCTTGTTGACACGAGCATTCGTGTCCTCAAGTAGCTCAAGGCCTATTTCATCTACCAGCTCATTAAACGAGTAGAGGAAATCAATCTCGGTGTCGGGTAACTCTTCCTCATATAACCCTAGTAGATTTCTAAGATTAGCTGGGGTCGAGGTGATCATAAAGTCATTGTGAACCCGAACGATATCGGTATAGATACGTTGACGGTTCTCACTGGTAAACTTCACGGTTAGCTTAAAAAAGCTCAAGATATCACCGCTGCTGACATTCAGGATATCTTGAGGGATGCTATAGTCAGCATCAAAAGGAACATTCATAGAATGCACCTCAACGCCCTCATGGTCCTTGAGGGAGACACTTACGGTCCCAAAGTCCGGCACATAGGTATAATCACCTATATGAAACTCTGTCAGCATTAACATTTCGTTATTTGGGACACTTAACATTGTTGTTCCTTAAGACTTCGCTTTAGTCGTGCGAGTCGTTGTTTTCTTTGGCGCCGGAGCTTCAGACTCGGGTTCCTTCTCTGGGTCCTTCTCACCCTCGCCAGTTTCTTCCACACCCTCAAGGCTTAACTTGAAGTTCTCAAGTGCGGTTTCCCAGTCACCATCGTGTGAATCCAAGAACTTCTTAAACTCTTCATCCGTGGCGTTATCTGGCAAGTCGTTATCCAGCACTTTTACTTGCTGCTGTGAGACGAACTGGTCTACTTCCGTGCAATGGCCAATTACTGAAGGGCGAAACGCTTCAATAGTTCCGAAACGCGTCATTAGCATAAAAGCTTTAGTGGTTTTAGCTAAAATCATTTTCATTGGTATTCTCCAACTAGCCCCCTTAAAAAGGGGGCTATCTTTGGTTAGGCCGCAGTATCGAAGATTACGCGAGTATCACCGTAAACTAGGCGATAGCCTGAGTTCTCAGTTTTCACATACGTAATTGACTGGTTCTTAATTGCTGTCTCAGACTCAGACAGTACAGAACCCGCTTCGATAAGTTCTTCCAGCGTGTCAGCCTTCGAATAACAAATCAGCTTACCGGCTGGGGCTGAGCTTGAAATATGGAAGTTAACACCGCTTAAGAAGTCCATGGCCAGAGCCACACGAGGACCACCGTTCTCCTGAAGAATTTCAGAGGTAGACTTACCGTTAGGCTGAGTTGGTAAGAACATTAGGAACAGTTCTAACCACATATCGTAGTTACCTACGATAGTATCAACCGGTACACCTTTACGCGCACGCTGGGCCAAGAAGTCAGCCAGAGCAACGTAGTTACCTTTAAGACCTTTAGCCGCATCCCAGTCTTTATAGCTTGAGGCTGCGACCACTTCTGCCGCTTCGTGAACACCATCACCATTGATCAATAGCGAGGTAGCCATCTTCACTTTGCTGATTTCTTTGTTACGCGCAATACGGGCCGCATATGGCGTAAGAATATCTAGGCTCACACGACGTTCGAATTCGTATGAGGTACGGATACCAGAACCATGCTTGAAGAACTTAACCGACTTATCAGAGCTTTTGATAGTCTGCATCGGAATGTTGGCAAGTTCCGCGATAGGCGAAGTATTTAGCTGGCCTTGGTCGTCAAAAATTGCGGTGGTAATAAGCTCGTTACCAGTGATAGTACGTGTCTGTGCCACCATAGGGGCCGTTGATTCGTACATATCTTGGCGCGTATTCCACTGAAGCATATCGTCGATAACTTCAGGGAAAAGTGCGCGAGAGCCTGGGCGAGCACTGAAAGTGTCCGCTGCCGCTTGAAGGGTAATACCTTGCTCAAACGCGTTTTTGAACGGTAGGTTCAACTCTACGATAGCGGCTTGGTAGCCGGTCATAAAGTTACCGTTTTCCAAACGGAAGTTTTTACCCGACTCAGCATCATTTGACGCACGAACGTCAACCGCTAAGTTTAGGTAATCACGAACATTAATACCGTATTGTTTTGCTGCTTGAACCAGCTTTACGCCAGCGCGAATTGAATCGTCGCTGTGTTCACTATCGATACCCGCTAGAACTACTTTAAGCGGGGCTCGTTTGATCTGACTAAGATTTGTTTGCATCGTCAATCTCCAAATTTTTATTTGCGGTGCGAATCTTCCGAATTAACGGAAGATTACAGATACCAAGTTGTTTGTGGTATCAACGGCAGTAACAACCACGTTGCGACCTAGGCCAGCTCCGGCAACTTTTACCTTACCATCACCGTTTGATACTACGTGGCCACCCACCGTTGGAGCGGTACCCGCGTATTCAAACTCGGCGCACATATGCCATGAGACCGCGCCCATTTTTACGTTTTCAACTTCGCGGTCTTCGTATGACTCTAGGTAGCCGATGATCTCAGCATCCGCAGAACCAAAACCCACCTCAAAGTTACCTGTGATACACACAGGTTTACCAACGTCCGCAAAACCCGTGATTGACGCATCTAGATAGAATGATGCTGCCGCGGATTCAGTGCGGATACCCTTATGTTGTAAATCGCCAATTTGCATGACTCTTCCCCTTATCGATTAGAAACAAACGCACTGTTATGCGCGGCAGAAAGCACCAGAACGTCGTCAGCTTCTGGTGCGTCCGCACCTTTACCAACACCACCTCTTGGGATTGCTGCCAGTTTAATTTGAGCCTGTTTTAGAAGCTCAATTTTATCGTCCGCGCTGGCGTCGTCTGCCAACGTCAAACCCGCTGCAACGACAGCTAGTTTTAGTTGCTCATCGAACACGCCGACAATTTTGTTCGCCGTTGCAAGTTTCGCTTCAGCGGCTGAAAGATCAGATTGAAGTTTGGTATCTGAACCATTCTCAATCTTCGTATTTAGTTCTTCTACTTGTCCTTTCAGCGCGGCTACTTCCGACTGAGACGCGGTAAGCGCGGCCTCTGCCGTTTCGAGTTTAACTTCTAGCTTGCCGTTAGCTGCGGACAACGTAGAAACTTGGTTTGTTAAAGCTGATAAATCCATAGTTTCACCTGTTGTTTCACTTTGAGTGGGGGAGCAAGTCATATACCCATACTGTACGGCTTCATGCGAACTCGAAGCGGCAAGCTGGTTATATGCGTCTTTGCCCAGACGTTGCTTGGCAGAGCCAAGTATCTTCGGTTTATTACTCGCGCCTTTGTTCACGAGTGATAATTCTTTCCAAGCACGGAGGTCGGTTAAGCGAAGGTGGGTACCATCTACCCCTATTTGGTGACCGTTATCACACTCACGGAACCAAAAACTCATTTCGTTACCTTCGGCCATATAGTCAAAACCACATTCAGAACAAAAAGCGTGGTTGGGCGCGGCACCGACAGAAACTTCATCAAGAATAGAAAGGTCAATATCTCGGGCGTAAGGGCCTTCAGCATCAACGTAGAAAAGTACATTCAGGTCGGTATGGCCTTCGTCCGCGGCATACGTCTCCGCCGCAAAGACTTTACCAACAGGCAACATTTGGCCGTTGTGCATAACCTGAATAGGCACACTTTCATCTTTGTAGTATCCGGCCATCTGGTTAAGAAAGCCTTCCGTCATTTGAGCGCCGTGATAGGCTGTGCTTGGTTGGTTGATTGGACGAGTAGATGCCGCAACGCTTTCATACGCTGCTATCTGCGAAAAGTCTATTTCATCACCCGCGGCTGCGGTGATAAGCGATTTAATACGCTCAGTGAGGGTTAGCCGTTTAGCCATCGTCAATTTCCATCCAAATTTTCGATTATCTTAGGGCTTTTCAATCGTGTTGCCAAGCCCGTTTAAAAATTAACCTTAAGACTGGTTAGCCTTAGACTTCGCGCTTTTGTCTGAAGCTCGACTAACCGAACGTCCTTGAGGGTCCGAATTAGGGCTAACTTTCTCAGCGTCTACTTCCATTGCGCCACCCACAAAACCGGTGCCGCTTAACTCAGGAACCGCGTCAGGGCGAATACGTCTGTACATTGCAATATGGTAATCGTCGTCTGTAATCAGACCATCACTTAAATCGGTGCGTAAACGATTAGACTTAAGGTTTAATTGTGCTTCTAATTCTAGCTCAGAACGTAAATCAATATTGGGGAATCTCACAATTACTCGACTTTCTGAACCTTGAAGTCGTAAGGCCATCGTCAACATACTGCCTAGAATTTCCCCAATAGGCTCGTTCAAGCTGTCCGCGTTTTTGGCAAAGAGGTTGGCTTCCACCGTCGCGGTATTAACGCCGGATTCCCCGCGCCCTAGAACGGTAGCCATCGTCTTAAGACCGGCTTGGTTCTGTGCGTTGAGGGTATCGATTACTTCTTGAATCTTTATCCCCGTCGCAGGGTTCTTTTCATTGAGCATTGACACTTCAGCGCTATCCGTGTGGACCATTGCTTGGTCTGGGCGGAGTGTAGCAAAAGCACTGCCGATATCTTGTCTACGCTGAGAAATATACGTCCTCATCTTTTGAGGGTCAGCTTTAACGTCTGCAGGGGCATTTTTGACTAACACTTCCTCAAGAACCTTAATAGCGATTCTCGGGAAACCCGTAACTTGCATGATTCGGTACAGGTCGTTAATTACCTGTTGTCGCGCTGCCATGGTATTTATCGCACTGATAAACGGACTATGGCCATAAGCCTCAACAGGAGGTTTTCTATACCATGCAACGAAGAAAGACGGGATATCCATTTTAATAGGGTCCCCGCCCCCTTGGTCTTGCCACGGTACCATTTTCCCAGGCTCTTTTTCTTGCCAGCGAATACTTGCCATATCGATATTGCGAAGTTCCGTTAATTCAAGCTGGTCCCCAAATACGGTTTCACACCCAATACCCCCACGGGCCAATAGCATGTAACGAAACTCTTCAGAAAGCTCTCTTAAGGTTTTACGCCTCAGGTAACCCTTGGAATAATCTCGACGGGTCTCGAGCGCTTCAATAAGTTCATTAACAATCTTCGCTCCGTCGCGGTCTATCGCCCCGTCAGGGTCTTTTACGACAATATAGGGGACAGAGCTACCCGCTGTCGTTAAGTACGCCCCTAATGCCGCTGACGCGTCAGGATCGGACTTAACCAATTTGAGAATTATTTCTTGGGAGGTATCCGACGTTCTTGTCGAATAGATATCTTCAAGGTGTTCCCGATAGTCTGGGAGAGAGAGGACTTCGGTGTTATTTTCTGCGTTATAGGTCGCAGTTTGTGTACTCCCCTTCGGCTTAAACCGATTAGGCACAATTACCTTAAGTTTGCTGAGTATCGTTCCGGCCATCGTCAATTTCCCAAATTATCTAGTACCGACGAATTATTTTCGTCGGGTTATTGCTGGAAGAATAACCGATTAAATCGCTCGTGCCAAAGATATCGTTGTCTTGCTGGCCTAAGATTATTCCCCCTCCGTGTCCGGCATTTGAAAAGTCCGTGTTCACGTTGACCCAACCCTCAAGACCGTCTTTCACGATTTTGTACGATACCGCTGAAGCGAGATAGGCCATGGCGTGGAAAAAGTGGTCCTTGCCCGAGAGCTTGACCCACACGGCTTGTTCCTCATCAACTTCCTCTCGGATCATATCTTGAAGGTGAGACTCGATTTTATCTTGGTTGCTGGTGTAACCCTCGATAGACCATGTTAGGTTTCTTACCCCCGTAGCAACATGGTCTAGCATATCAGTACGGTTTACCTTGATATAATCAACCTCACCTAACGCGTTCTTTTCCTCGGCCACTTCCTTGCTCTTGGTGTAATGCACCGGCATTATTCGGCCTAAACTCCCATTACGTATATCGTTACTGGTTGGCGTGTAAGGGTACCTATCTAAGCCCCCACCAACAAAGTGATATTGCTCATCTAGCTTATTAACCAGCCCTCGTAATTGGTCTATATGACAGAATGTTGCCAAAATAATACGCATCTTTCTCGGGTCGGTCCCACAGCCCACAACGATATAACAGGTTACGCCCATATCAATACCGATAAAGTGGGGTTCGCCTTGCCTTGGTTCTGGTATGGCTGGACTCCCCATGGCGAGTTTTATCTGGCTCAAAGATAGCTTTTGGTCTTCGTTGTTGTAGGGCTCACCCTTAACCGTATTGTAAAAGCCCTTAAGATTGTCGTTAGCTTTGTAGTCGAAAAGCTGGGCAAAACAATACTGGGGATCAAGTCTGTGGGTTGAGAACGTGCGGATTCGATAACCTCTATTCAGAACGCGGCTTGGATATTTGGCCACCCATTCTCGGTTTTCATAATCCGAAAGGTCTAATGGCTTACGACACTTCTCACATACCACGCGTGCCGACTGAATATCTATCTGGCCCGAGTCAATCAAGTTATCCGAGATATCTTCGAATTTCTCTAAATCGTCGGGTAGGCCATCAACCTCAACAAACGTTCGACTGAAAACCGGTATCTGGTAATGATTGCAGCAACGGCACTTAATAACATACTCATGCTGGTCGCTACGCCGATAACCCCTATCCACCCCAACACCTTCGTAGGTGGGCGTGCTAAAGCGCTGGTTTACACGATGGTCCGAGCCCTGAAGACGCGAGTTAAAAAGCGATAGCATCGAAGGGTCCGTCAAGTCTATCTCATCGTTAAATACAAAGTCCGCGTTGATACTGGTGGCATCGGCTTCTGCAGAACCGGTTACGTAAAGGAAGCTGGTACCAATTCGCATAAGGTCCATAGACTGTTTAGTCTTGTCCCCGTTGTCTTGACGAAAGGCTTTATCGAAGTTGATTAACGGCTGGATACGCGCTTTTGAAATACGCTTAAACATTCGCTCGTTAGGCATGGTGTATATCAACGAAGTGTTTGGGGTTCGGCTAAGTATAGCCAGCGCTTTACGTATCTGTATTTCGGTAAGACCAACCTGTGACGGTTTAATACAGTCCAGACTCGGGTGCATATCATCTGCGATTTGCTTCTGAAAAGGGTAACGCTCAAAACTGAAGGGACGCTTATTCAAAGAGGTGTTCACGCACATCCAGTCCCCATGCGTCATATCTTTTGAATCTTTGTTGTACCTACCTTCAGCGGTTGAATACAAATCCATTAGGAACTGGTTGGCCACGCTACCTCTTTTATCGTCAATTAGTCTAATTTTGGGGTAGATTACGCCGCACTGTGTATACAAGCAATCTTTCGGTATGATATTTAACCTATTACAACTTGGAATTGACGATTATGAGCGAACGATACTACCCAGAGCTGACCCCTGCCCTTTTCACAACTCTTAACACATGGAAAAAACTAGTCCAAGACGACCCTACGTACTTAGACGATGAGAGTTGCCCCTACGAGCAAAATGAGATTGAACTACTTCATTTCATGTTTGCTACTCCCGACGCTGGTACACAGATTGCACCAACAAACTATGAAGACCCTGATGAAATTCCTGATTTTGAGAAAGAGGCCTTACGCCTTTATCGCGATATGAAGGATTTTAAAAGTAAGCTTAGCACTTCAGACACGAGCGAAATGGCCAGTACCTTTAGAACCATGGTTTCACTTATGGAAAAGATACTCGACGTTCAGGAAAGAGCTTCAGGGATAAAGCAGTTTGGCGGGTTCAAAACATTCATCCTCGATAGCATGGAACGCTATTTATCGCCGCAGCAAAAATCTGAGTTTATTGAAGAAATGAAACTTATCCTGAATCGGGAGTAACCTATGTATAGCTTGTTATCTAAATCACTTTTTGCTGTTGGGATACCAACCATCCCGTTATTCAAAACCTCTAAGCTTCCGGCTATCCCGAAGGATAAGATACAGCACGCGGCTCAAGAGCTACATCAAAAGAACTGGCAAGTCGCTCATGCGGATAAACTGTGTGGTATCGCACTGGGCCAAGCGCTGATAAACGAAGCGGAGTCGTGCTTAGTGGCGTTAAAACTTGATCACAAGCAAGCTGATTTGAAGCTGGCCCTCTCCCAAAAACTTCCCTCTAACCTTTGGGTCGTTTCGGAAGGGAACAATCATTACTTAATATTTAAAGCACCGGCCCCATCACCCTGCAGCGAATCGCTAAAGTCATTTACCCTTTTCGCTTCAGGGGAAGAGTCCGCGCTTTTATCATTCCTTTGCGAAGATACGTTTGTTGTACTGAGTTCTCCAACCCAAACACCAACTGAAGAGGTAATTCAAAATCTGCCGGTGTTCGAACCGCATCACATCATGGACCTCGTTCAGGAGATAAAGCCAGAATCCGAGCTACAGAAAGAAGCCTACAGCGCCGAAACTAAGACAAAATTACACACCTTAGGACAATTAGACGTAATTATACGTTCTTATCTGGCGCATTTTTGCTACGATTTTTTGCTAAATTGTGACAAAAACACCTCGATTCTTCCGGTTTTGCAGGAAATTGAAGCGCTTTATGACAGTTTTTCGGCCAATTTTGTCAATATAACGCCAAATCATCAAAAAGAGGCCTATTTTCAAGGTTTCTACTCCCTCATTCACCAAGTCCGTATGTACTACAACCTTCGCCTCCCACCTAACTGGGACGACCATATTGGGGCTAAATTAAGGGACCGGTACCAAATACCGTTCACTTCAAAGGACACCCAGTATACTTATGAGCGTCTTCAACAGTTCGTTTTTGAAAAAATGTCCGAGGCCATCGGCAATGAAACCCAAATGTTGGAAGCTTGCCAGTCGGCCATGGAAGAAATTGCACGTTCGTTCACGGTAACGAAACTCGAGGTCGACCAACTTAAACGATATATCTCGCGTCAGTCCGGCATGAAGCTAAACATGACCAAAATGGATAGCCAGATAACGAACCTTCGCAAACAAGCTAAAGGTGTCTTGGATTTACCTTCGATAGTCTCGGTAGTTATTCAATTCTTAAGCGCTCAAACCGAACACCGCTTTGATTCAAGTATCGACCCAAATCGACTGTTCCGCTGGATGGGTACCCATTGGGAGCCGGTTGAGGACCATGAGATAAGCAACATCATAAACACGTACTTCCCGTCTAATTTCACGGACAAGGGTACGCGTAACGTCAAAGCAATACTGACAGCTATCAAAAATAAATTGTCGCTGCCACTAAGACGCGTAAGCGCTACGGGCGTGAACTTCAATAACGGCTTTGTAAACCCGCATCTTCAATTACTACCCCATGACCCAGATATGGGGTTGACCTATACGCTGCCGTTTACGTTTAAGCCCGAGCAGATATTCCCGCCAGAGAAATTAGAAAACTTCCTGTCGGAGATTTGGGAAAACGAGCCCGATAACATCCTCGCTTTGCAAGAGGCTATGGCGGCAACGTTCTTCAACACCGGCACACTTTTCCAACGGGCCATACTGCTTCACGGCGCATCAAAGTCGGGAAAAAGCCAGGTGCTAAATATTATCCGCGGACTAATCCCCCCTCAAAAGCGCGTGTCTTTGGCGCCGAACAAATGGGGTGATAACGACGCACTGGCCGCACTTTCAAACAAGCTGCTTAACCTGTGTGGCGAACTGTCAGAGAACGAGCACATTAACAGCCAGCGCTTCAAGGATATCGTTGATGGGAATGAAGTCACACTTAAGCGAAACATAAACCAGCATAACACCCTGCAGCCCATGGCCACCCATTGGTTCGCATCAAACCATCTTCCTAAAACGAAAGACTTCACCGAAGGCTTTACTCGACGTTGGTTAATACTGGGACTGGAAAAACCTATTCCGCCCGAGAAAAGAGAGTTGGACCTTGGCAACAAAATTGTCGCGGAAGAGAAAGATAAAATTATCTCTTGGGCCATCCAAGCGTACCCAAGACTGGTTAATAATCGAGACTATACCCTCTCGAACTCACATCACGAGTTGGTAAGTCAGCTTGGCCAGATGAACAATAACGTTCGTCACTTCTTTGAGGCCTCGGGCTACATTGAGCTATCAGACGATTCAATGATAGCGGTATTGAAGTCATTACCCAAAGAAGAGTTGATTGAAGAGCTTAAGCAGCTCCCTTCAATCTCAGGCAGGGACCTTTACACGCTCTACGCCACCGCAGTAAAGGAATTCAAAAACGGGGCTGTTGTGGATGAAGGTGAGTTCTATCGAAGAACGAAAGAACTCAGTGGGATATACCAATTCCTTCAAGTCGTGGGTCGTGATTCAAAAAATAGATTAGTTATTCAGTATTACGGACTAGATATTCTCTTAAACGGTTAATAATCAACCATTAGTCCCTCTAGGCGAAAAAACTTTAAACTTTTTTCGCCTTTTTTATTCCCCCTGTATCACACTTAAAATGTGTTCAAAAAACTTTCCGATTCACTTTTACCCGTATACAAAAACACACTTTTATTGTGTTTTTTATACGTATGAAAACGCTTACCTAAACGCTCCTAATTCATTGTCTTGTTTAATTTACACCCTTGACCGACCACTAAATATTTTATACTTTAGTCGACGTTGACAGCGAACAACGTCTTGTATATGCATAGACACCTTGCCGCTTATCAACCGAGTGGAGGCTCGACACTATCCACTCCTACAATTTGGAAATTGACGATAAAGCCTGTTCTAATTTTAATGCTCGTCCGCATACCTAGTTTCAAGCTTATCTAACGACAACGACCTCTGATTACGTTGAACGTCTCAAACCCCGAGTGGCCCAACCCTCGGGGTTTTATTTTATTACTCGCTTTTTATTCCTAAGGTTTAGTTTTGGGTCTAGGTTCTCGGGTCTAGTATCTCGTTTTTTGTGTGGAGTTCTCGGGCCTAGGTTCTAGGGTAGTTAGTATAACCTTCCAAAATCCCAAAAATTTTTCAGGTGGAGTGAGAGGGCCACCCCACTATATCACCTCGTTTTCTTGCATAAAAACCACCCCCCCTTATATAGTGAATGCAACTCGGGACACCTACCACGAAACACGGACCGAGGGGGGAACATTCCCCCACCGACAAATTAACTTTTAAGGATTGACGATTATGACTACTACTACCACTTTCAACGCTTCAGTGTTTGCATCGGCTCTTGTTACTGCTGATAAAAATGATCTACGTGTGCCAGCCGTTAAAATGGCTATCGCTTGCTATGCCGTAGCACACAACATGGAAAAAGGCGCTAACATTGCGCTTTGTTGTGACTTGTATGGCGTGCCAGCTAACCAACGTACAAAAGCCAACCGTGACAGCTCACGCCTATACAATCAGGCGAAAGGCTATTGGAAAACGTACGTGAAATTCGTAAATGATAACCGCCAATATCTAACCAAGTTTTTCGACGCTATAAAAACGATTGAGTTAAACGGCACATTCGCGCAAATCGGTGACAAGGTATTAAACGCGGATATTTACGGCGAAAATGGCGCTCCTCAAGGCCGCGTTGAATGGCTTAACTTCCTAGGCGAATACTTGCCTAAGGAAGCGAAAGAAGAAAAGCCTAGCAAGGACGCGAAAAGCGAGCCGGTAAAAGGTAAAGATAAGGAAGGCGGAGCAGCTAAGCGTGCCGCGGATGATAACGTTACAAGTGCTGTTCAGGCCCTTGTTTCTAAGCTTGAAGATCATACTCAAGCGCTGATCAATCATCAGCTTGAGGCCCTAGACGCGGCCGGTTTACCTAAGGCACACCGCGCAAAAGTGAGTAAAGCCATGCTCGCACTATCGCTTGAGATTCAAAAGGATCTCGAAAAGCAACTAACCAAGTAAGCCCAGCGGGGGGAACATTCCCCCCTCAATTCGAGAAACGAAAAACCGATTAGCACGGCTAGTGCTAATCGGTTTTTTCTTTTTCGCAAAGCTATTAAGCGCGTGCCTACATCATGTGTGTACCCGTGTGGGTGTGTGCTGGTGGATGTGTGTACCAGTGCCTAGGCTCTAGGCTCTAGGCTCTAGGGTCTAGGCTGGTGGATTGTGATAGCAATTCGCGTGAAGGGAATTTGGAGAAACTGGGGGCCGTGACTGTCGCGGCGATTTTAGGGGGGAACATTCTCCCCCAATATGAGGGAATAATATTATGAAAATACCAATGCGAATTTTGAGACAGAACAAGGGTTTGAATCTGGGGACCACAGAATATATAAACGACAAGAAAGTTTGGTTCCATAAACTTGAGTTGGTAGGTACAACCGCTCAGCTTGAGCGCTGGTGGCGAATGCGCCAGCGTAGACCTAATCCACTTAAAGACTTGGATGAGGTTGTTATGTACAACGTTGAGCATGAAGGCGTGCTTGAGTGTGCAGAGGTTCAGGAAATAATTGCTCGTTACGAGCGCTAATTAAGGGGGGAACATTCCCCCCAGATACAAGGAAATTGATGATGATTACACGTTCTGATTTAGCTTTATTTATCGCGTTTATGGTTCACTTTATGTTGCTGGTGGCTGGGTTCACGGTCCTCATTTCGAGTCCCGAGGTCCTGGGATTGGGGGGCGTTACGTGTTGGGCCAGTATACCGCTCTTTTGTATCTCTATCGTGAGTCTCTACGGCGAAAAACTAGACAAAAGAAGTAACTTGGCGCGGGTGGTATTTCGCTTCAATTGGTGGAAGCTGGCTTTCGTTCTAAAAAATAGAATCTAGAGTCTAGGCTGGTGGTTTTTGGTTCGAGAAAAAAGGATAAAAAACTCGAATCGAGGCTTGACAGCGAGGAAATTGGAGCAGGTCCGACTTCGACCCAAGGGCCTCTATCCAAGCTTCTCGCATGAGATTATGGGACGATTAAAAAGCGTCTGTAAAGCATTTTAAAAACTCGGGTATTCACACATACCCTAAAAAAGGGGGGAACATTCCCCCCCCAATTACGGGAAATTGACGATGGAATTTAAAAATGTACGTATTCAATTTGGCTGGAATAAGCCGGTTGTTGTCCTCCAATATGGCACCCTGCAATACGAGATTGGCACGCTAGAATTGAAGGGCGTAACACTCATGCAGCTAGGCAGTTTGAACCCAGAACACGTAGCAAAGCATCACCAAATGTTGTTAGTTTGCGAAATGAGCACAACAATAAGACTGGCAAAAACCGATGTTCCCGAGCCAGTTAATACGTGTTCCCGTAAACTTTTTGATGAAACCGCTCTGGAACAGCCAAAAGTAGCACTCAACACCAATTTAAGCGCCTAGATTCAAGCACTTAGATTTTGTGTTCCCATAAACTTTCTTGGCCTTTTTTCGCAAATCGTGAAACGGTAGAATGCGGGTTGTAGCTGTGCAAATTTTGTACAGTTACGCGTAACCGGCACTGCTGCGAAATATCCACGCAATGGCGTGGTTTACAAGGGCTGAAGACGCAGTGGCAAAAATGTTCCCACAAACTTTCGTTATTATATGTACATTTATATACTCAACTGAGAACATTTTTTAAGAAGTATACTTTTAAAAACTTTGCTTTCGTTTTAATTCGTACCTAAGGTTTATTTACACACAATGTTCTCGTTCCTCCTTGTGACTTGCTGCTAGTCGCAGTGATCGGGCAAACGACCTTTGAGTGACGCGCTGTAACCTTTGCGCGTTTGGGATTTTGGCTTGGCCCTCTCGTCTCACTGTCGCAACGAGCAACAACCCCTAAAAAACGTGAGCCACACCCAAATTGTGTTTTTTGGCCTTAACAGGCCATTGCAATTGACTCGGGCATTTTGCCCTTGTATAACTGAAATCCGCCCTTCGGGGTGTTACGGCGTGAGCCGATTAATTAACTAGGAAATTGACGATATGACTAAATCCATTCCCCAACCTGTAAACCAGACTGCGCCCTCCCCTCACGAACTCATGCGCCAAACCCAGCGCGAGATTGCTGAAGCTGTCATGAACATGAAAGCCAAGCAAATCGAATGTCTCATTGGCCTGTACAGAAAATCGGATGCCTTGGAAGGTACCGACGACCTAGGCGAAATGTATCGTCGTACTCAAATGCTCAGTCAAGAACTCGACCTGGACTTTTCCGTCGTCCAAAAACTCGTCGATTTTGGCTTCAATTGTGGTGTTGAATGCGCGGCCTCTATCGCATCCTCAGCGGGTGCAATGGAAAAGGTGCTAGGTAAGGACGAATCTTGCGAGAAGTCTCCGTGTAGTGACGCTGCGGCGCGAGAATCGGCATAGTAAACACCAACAATTAGTGAGATTGACGATTATGAGTGTAAAAGTGACTAAAAGTTCGAATCTAAATTCGATGCTTATGAAACATTGTGTGCGGGTTATTTCTCTTTTGGATGAATTGAAAAAGTTGTGTGATTTACAAGGCACGGTTCATCTTGACGGCGATTATCCGTTGGCTATTACGGGGACGGATAGAACGTGTGTTGGCCCTTTCAATGTAAGTGGTGGATGGTTTCAGACAATTATCGCCCGTCGTAAAGCCGAAATTATCGATGAGCTCTTCGATATGGGGCATGATCTTACTTCCTTCGAAGAGCCTGAGGAAGCGGACGATGAGTAAAAACCTCCCTATTTTTCGCCGGATGATTGCCGTTGCACACACGGCTCGAAACTGTGGTCGTTTGGCTATGACGCTTGAAGGTGAAGATGAGGGCTCTCGGGCCTCAATTGATAACCTCAAGCCGATAACCAAAGACACGCCGCACACGACAATCGAGGGTTACTGTGTCCGTGACGAGAAGATTCGGTCCTTGATGGGCTGGAAGTATACGCACTGGATGTTAATTGAATCGGCGTTTATCTGTGCCTTGGTGGAAGAAGTGAGTATCGCGTTGGAGGATTTTGAAGCGGGGTCGTTGCTGATTGACTCGCTCTTGGGTGTGAATATCCACATTCGCCGGTATTCGGCCGAAGGTATAGGGATTGACCGCGATAAAATCAAAAGCTTTGCGTGGTTGTATCTGGGCAGTGAATACCTTGATGATTTTATCAGCTATGCCGATTACCTTCTGGCCATGCTTGAGGTGAGAGCCCAAGACGCTGCGTAAGATGCGAAGGGGGAGAATGTTCCCCCCCTGATTTGGTAATTAACTTTTAAAAATTGGAAATTGACGTTATGACTAGACTAACTGATTGTGGTCCTTACACCCCTACTGAGAAACGCGCTATCACTCGAGCGCTAAACATCATTCGTGAGAAACAGCCTAACTTCTATGGGCGCTCAAAGATAACCAACGTTGACGCATGTAAAACCTACTGTGCACTACAACTGGCCGATGGTTCTCGCGAACGTTTTCTTTGTCTGTTCCTAGATTCCCAGCATGGTTTGATTGCCGGTGAAATTCTGTTTGAAGGCACGATAAACTCGGCCTCGGTTTTCCCTCGTGAAATTATTCGTCGTGTTTTAGAGCTGAATGCTGCGGAGGTAATAATCGCACATAACCATCCTTCGGGCCATCCTGAGCCAAGCACAGCGGATATTCGTTTGACACAAGAAATTAAACAGGCGTTGTCGGCTATCGATGTGCCGTTACTAGACCATATCATCGTAGGCAACGGCCAAGGATGCCCAACCATTTCTCTTTCACAACGAGGTGACTTATGAGTACCGGTAATTTTCCACTGTTAGAACTGTTAATCGAGACCATGGAACAAGTGGTTGCGTCTAACCTAGATTTTCGGATGGATGATTTCTATTTGGATAGGGATACCGCAGACCAAGCTACAGATATTCACACTTGTGGTACGGCAGCGTGTGTTGCTGGGTATGGTGCGGTTAACCCTAAAATTCAGAAATTCTTGGAAGTAGATATGCCCTACTTCCGAGCGGCAGAAACGGCTGAGGATATTGCGGACTATTTGTTAGAAGAAATCGGCTATTTAGGCTACTCCGTTTTTGCAAGTAAAGCTTACGAAAGATATCAACATGCCGCTGATTATCTACCAGAAACCGACCTTGAGTTTGAGCACTTGCACAAAGATGAGCCCGAGGCCAAGGAAACCCTGAAGTACATGAAGCATGTGCTGGCCTTCAAAGAGCGTGAGCTTAAGCGCTGGGAGCGTGAGGAAGCGGAAGAGGAAGCGGAAGATGAAAAATGAGCATGGAATTGAAATTGAACTAGGTACCGTGAGCCGCGCTACGCACCGGACTCAGGATTTAATCCCGACGTTTCTGGATGTTGTCCGTCAGTATGCCGACGCGGAGTATACCCAGATAATGGCCGCACCTTTCAGCTTTGTTCCAGCATGGGTAACCGATGAAGGTGACGACTGCGATTGGTGGGACAGTGAAGAGGCCGGTTACAAGCTTGAAGAACTGTTCGATATTTTAGATAACCAAGCCCCCGAAGGATATTATTTTGGGGCTCACGAGGGTGATGGTTCTGATTTTGGCTATTGGCCTCTCCCTGATGAGAACTAAACGATAACGAGGGTGGGAACATTCCCCCCCTCTTTTGGAGATTGACGATGCGCCAAGTGTGCAAAAAGTGTGGTGGCACCATGCTAGGAGACGGGTATAAAACGGTTGAGCACTGCGAGTTTTCTACCGACCCAGAAATTGACTTTATGGCCCCTGATGAAGGGCCAGTTTATTGTGACTTTAAGGAAATTGACGATGAGTGATTTAAAAGAATTCAAAATTGTTCTCGAAGAGAGCGATACGGGCCGACAGCTAGTTTTACCTAACGTCATGGCCAGCGATTATGACGTTGCTGAAGCGTATGGTAACCATGTTGCGGCGGACCTACCGGTTTCTGACATTGACCGACAACAAGGCTTTGGCATGAGTGAAACGTCGTGGTCTTGTTACCCTGAAGAAGTGAAGCCCGAACCTGAAAAAATGCGTCGTATGGAGTGGAACACGGGTCGTCACTATGGTCCAGAGGGTCAGATTATTCGAGCAGTTGAATATAAAAACGTTGTAGATGAAACCCTCACGCTGTCGGGCGTCTTGTTGCAGGATATGACTCGAAAGCTTTGCTATCAGATTGAGGACTGTGCTTTCACCCAAACCGCGATCTTACATCGTTACGACTTTGGTGGGCATCGTAACTATTCCACAGCCGAGTTCGAAAAAGCCTGGGCGGAGGCCGTAGACGTATGAGTGAAGACACCCCGAAGATAAAGCGTCCCAGAAACAAGACGCTTATTGAAGTTATCACTTACCTTGAGTCGATAAACCTAAATGTTTACGGCCCTGCGCTTTGTTTAGAAACGGGTAAAAAGTCCTTTGGTTTTATGGACTATTCCCCCGAGAACGTACTTAAGTACCGCAAGTTACTGGAAGCGAGAAAAATTGCTGAGGAAATTGACGATGAATAACCAACCACCAAAAGTAAACCCGCGTTTTCCCCTACTCCGCATGTTAATTGCGACGATGGAGGAAGTCGTTAAGGCTGAGTTGCCTTTGAAAATGACTGTCTACTTTGATAGTCCTGCGGTGGCTAAGGACGCGAAAGATATTCACACCTGTGGAACTCCGGCTTGTGTCGCTGGCTATGGTGCGGTCACGCCAGAAATTCAGAAATTAGTGGGTGTAGATACCGAGGATTTTCGAAGCCAAATCGCAGCGGAGCAAGTTTTTTGGGCCTTACACCATGAAATAGGCAATCTTGCGGAGTCAATCGTCGCAGGGTCACTTTATCTAAGACGCTCGGCAGCAGAAACCTATCTCCCCCCTGAGTCCAAACGTTTCCAGCATCTATTAGTGGAGGAACCTACCGCGCTGGACGCGTTGGAGTTTATGAAGCATGTGCTGGACCTGTTGTTAAATGGCCGTGTTGGAGTGAATGAAAGAAGACAGCCACACCCTCACAGATACACCTCAGAAGAGATTTTGGCGGATAAGGATATTGCGTTCTACAACATCCCCGAAAGAGTCAGTTCCGGTATGCCTATTCACTACATAATAGCGGATGAGGAATGGGGCTGGATGAACTTCGTTGAAGGTAAGTACAGCATTCACGACTACATCATGAAAAACCTTGAGTGGGTTGACCCTGATGATCCTGAAGCGGAAAACCAAGTGCCGGTTCTCACTATCACTTGTGCCGATGAATTGAGTCGAGCGCTCGATGCCGATTGTGGAGGGGCGGGTAAAGCCGCGTGCTTGGCGGACGATACCGCGCTACAGGCTATTTTCTTCTCGCTGTATCAAGAAGACTGGAACGAACGTTTGGAGGACTTTGACGATGCCAAAGAAGAAGAATAAAAACGTCCACATGATTGTGTGCCGTAGGCCGAATTCGGAGGAATTTAGTTTCTGGCCTCCGAAGATATTTCATGGTCGCGTTGAAGCTATTGCTGAGTTCGACAGCACGTTTATTAAGTGTGATTCCTTTGAGGAAACGGGGAGAAAAGAATACTGCGACCAAACAGGCCAGTTATTGTTTTTTGTAACGTCGGCGGGTTTCCGCTGGCAATTGTATTTAGACCTAGAACCTAACGATTAAAATTGACGATAAGGAGAAAAGCCGTGAGTAAGATTGGATTAATGACCGCTATTGTGGCGGGTATGGGGGCCTCGGTCTCTGGGGCGTGGGGTGAGAAAGTAAAAGCTTCACACCTCGAGTCTATCAACCTAGCTAAGAAGTACGCGCCGAAGGTCGACCACTTGGGACGAAAGAAGCCTAAAGGTAGCGCTGCGGTCCAGCGTCGTGAAGCGAAAAAGCGAAAAGCGCTTCGAGCGCGTTCGAAGAAATAGGGGTTTTTGATGCAATCCAAGCTATTTAAAAACCTCACCCCTGCAAAGGCTGACACGAACTGTTCAAAGTGTCAGTCAGTGATAAGTGACTCAAGACGCCGTGCGATAGAAATGGAACTTGAGTTGATGGGTTCGAGCAAGAATATCTGCTCGGAGTGTTATGGCCGTGAAGCAGTAATACTTAGCGTGGTTTAGGGGGGAATGTTCTCCCCCCTTTGGAATTAACTTTTTGGAGATTGACGATGAAAGACGATTTAAAAGATATTGTTCTTAAAAATCTTCTTAAAAAGATTGAGGCTATAAAAATTGAACCTGAAAGATTCGTTGGATATCGAGGGGTCAATGAGTGTTATGAACCATCTACCGCGGATGGGGAGAAAGTCAAAGAAGTAAAAAAGCTGGCTAAAAAACTACGCAAGTTAGTTTAGAAAATTAACTCTTAAATTTGGAAATTGACGATGCAAATAAACGTAAACAGTTACTTTAGTGGTGCTGGCCTGATGGATGTTGGGCTGATAAACGCGGGTTTAACGATAAACCAAGCGTTTGAAATTGATAAAGACGCGGTTAAGACGTACCGCGAGAATATTGGTTCCCACGTTCAACAGTGCGACTTGACCGAAGAACTGGTGTTAAATCAAGAAGAGTGTGACGCTATGATCTTCACCTACCCTTGCACCAAGTATTCAACGATTGGTGATATCCACGGGGTTAGAACGGGTGACGAGTTGTTCCTTCATGCTTTACGCCACTTGGCCATTCGCAAGCCCGATGCTTATGTTGTGGAAAATGTGCCAGGAATGAGAGCGTTCCCGCTGGTAATGGAAGCTATGACAAAATTACCAGATTACTACGTTCACGTTTTCTGTCCGGTCCAGTCGCAGCATTGGCTACCCCAGCGTAGAGACCGTTTGATTATTTTTGGTACCCGCCGACCTTTTGAAGTTCGCCCACCGAAGAACTGTCGTCCGGTCACGCTGGCTGAGATTGTCGAGCACGACCCTGACGTAACGTTACCCAGTGCTATCAAAGCGCGAATGACGGGTAAGTATCGCGACCTACCAATAATCAGCGACCCGAGCAAAGGTGACTTAGCACCAACCTGTGTTGCTCACTATGCGAAGGACAAATCAACACGATTACTGGCGGACAAGCGATTCCCCATGGGTGTTCGTCCTTACTCAGTGCGTGAATATGCACGGCTTCAAGGGGTACCAGATTGGTTTACGTTCCCTGTCTCGGCAACAGCCGCATACCGCCAGATTGGTAATGGTGTATCGGTACCGAAAGGTGAATGGGTAGGCGGCGAGTTGTACCGCTATTTTCAACAAAGTAAAAAATTAGACAAGGTGGCTTAAATGAAAGTTGAAGAACTCTTAGACATTGTGGCGAGTCAGGAATGTTTATTTGGAAGTAGTACAAGACTAACTTTGTTAAGAGAAAAAGCCCTCGTTTCTAAAGTTGAACTTTATGCTGCGGGATGCCGATTAGGGGTTTTTAGGGGTTATGGCTTGGAATCTCGGATAAATCTTCAAACCTTGAGAGCCCGACTAAATAGTTGCAACCCTCAGACAATAATAACCTCAACACATAAGTCGTTCCCAAGATTCAAAATCGGTTTCTTAGACTACGAAGAGGGTTGGGTTGAAACTGTGACGTCTGAAGAACTGGGGCTAAGTGAGGACCCGAAATGAAATACGAACTGGTATATCACGATAGGTTTACTCACGAACGTCGGACGCAAAATTTCTTTGCCCCGAACCCAGATAAGGCAAAAGAGCACGCTGACCGTATGTGTGAGCGACGTAATGTGTCTTACTGTTTAGTAGATGCAAATGGTAGAACGTGGGAGCGAGATTATAGTCGAGATACTATGAAGCTCTACGATTGGTTTGAAGTAACAACACAAAGCCCGATACGGGTTGCAAGCTAAGGAAATTGATGATGTGTAACTGTTTTGAAGAAACAATGGAAAAAGTAACCGAGCATGTTAAAGAGCAATTGCCGGACAACGTGGAAGAATTTAAAGCCGAATGGCAGGGCCGAGCTTATATGCTTGCGGAAGGTCAGTATGCTCCAACCAGCCCTAAAATTGAATACGAGTATCGGCCTATGAAGCGAGACGGTACCCCGCAAAAGAATCTTAAGAAAGATTCAATAACGATACTAGCAAGCCATTGCTGCTATTGTGGTGAGAAGTTCGAACGACCTCAAACGTCGTAACTCTCGGGGGAGAATATTCCCCCCTCTTAATTAACTTTTAAATTGGAAATTGACAATTATGACTGATGTTAAACGTATCAATAAACAGGCTACGGCCACGATGCTATTTGTAATTGCTGACGCGATCACACAACCACGCTTCGTAAAGTTCTTAGAAGATAACACCTCGCGCTTTGGCTCAGATGGTACCGGTACCGTTGAAGAGCTTCACGACAAACTACGCCACAATTTTGATTTTCAACTCAAGCAAGCCGTGAGTGTGTTTTCAGAACACTATTCAGTTTTAAGCTGGGAAGAAAAGCTGCAAATGATAAGCGAAAAGCTTATCGACTTAGGCAACCGAACGTCTCTTAAGTGGCGCGTAAAGCTACACCAAAGCAGCAAGAAATTTATTGTCCCTCGAGGGGTGAGTGTATCGAAAGCCCTAACGGACTTAATGTTAAGTGCTCAACCTCACCGAATTATTTTAGCCCAGTCTAGAACCCCTACTCACCCAGACCACGACTGGCGTTGGGGTGGTGATATTGCCAAGGTCGATATTTTTCTAGCCTCGCTATATAGTTTCGTTATTGCCAAAGACACGCTGGCCTACGACACAGGCATGGTGTTCTTTGAAGACGTATTAACCGAGTTTGGCAATAAAATCGAATGGTTCGTGAAGGGCTACCCCCACGACTTATTGGTTGTTGACCGCATGATAAACGCGGGGGCACAGCGTAAAGACTATCAAGGTATAGGATTACGCACGGAGTTCTGTTCTACGTGGTCTATCACTTCCGAAACTAAAAATATCTTGGTTAGTAACGGGTATCGAGAACTACGCCATAAAACGTATGGCCGAACTAAACAGGTGGCCGCATGAAGAACAACTGTGAAAACCCAGAGTATGACAATTCTCTAGGTGAAGCTATTTGCGCGGAATCCCCGACCTTCAACCAAATTGTGGGCGAAGCTTTAAACGACGACTTTTTTGATGAGTCTTTTGTGGATGTTGAGTTTTGGCTTTCTTCACTCACTCACAAAGGCAAGCGTGTTCAAGTGCAATTGAAAGTAACCGCTGACCCTGAAGACTTTATAGACGAGAACTAAATTATGATGGATAAAATTGAATACAAACTCCTGGCCTCTCGAGGCGTGCAAGGTTCAAGACCTTTTTACCAAGTGCTTATCCCTTTGCGCCAGTTGAGTTCGCTTTTGAAACTAGATGATCATTGGGATATCACTAAACGTAGCCAACGATTAGTAAATGTCCCGCGTGCTAAGAAGTTCGCAAAGTATCTAATTGAGAATCACAAAAACGATACGATGTTTGTCGTTCCCCCTCTAGTGGGCTCGTTGGAAGGAGACTTTGACTTCGTTGAAGTGCAAATGGACCAGTATCGAAACATAGGCCATCTGCGTGTGGACCTCGATGCTCAAATGCTTTTGTTTGATGGCCAGCACCGAGCAAAAGGGGTTCAACTGGCTTTGCAAGAATATCCGATGCTTCAAAACAGCCAAGTATCGATTATGCTTTTCCCGATGCTGGATTTATCTGAAAGACAACAAGCATTCCACGATATTAATTCGATGCAAAAGGTACCGGTTGACTCTATCCGCATTGCATACAACAACGCGGACCCGATAGCGTCGACATTGATGGATACGGTACAAGCTTCAGATATTCGTGCTGTGGTTGAGTATGAGAAGAACAGTTGTACGGGGGACTCAGATAAATTCTGGGCACTAAAACAGCTCAATGAGTTTGCCAAGCTATTTTGTGGTAAAGACAACTCACCGGAGCGCATGGCGGAATATTTAAAAGTCTTCTTAGACAAAATGTTTATCAGCCAAAAACTACGGCAGTTATATACGTCACACCCACATGCTTGTAAGGAATATATACACCCGTCGGCCCAGTTCACGAGACAACTCTATATTCTTCCTTTCACCGTGACACTGAAGGCGTTAGCCCTGCTTTTTCGAAAAGCGGAGGAACTTGAAATTGGCCCTGAAGTGCTAAGTAACTTCTTAGAAGAAAGTAGCCCCAGTAATCATAAAAACTGGCACTACTTCGACAAAGACAACGGCAAGTGGGAACATCGTTGTGTATCTCATGACTACAAAATGAAGAGTAATGCGGTTGCGGTGCGAATGACGTACTATCAACTGGCTAAAGACGCGGGGATTGAGTTGTCTGAAGAAGAACTCGCGGAAGAAGAAAAGGTCCTGGCTGAAGCAAAAGCGATTGCTGCAGCCGTTTAACTTAGGGGGGAATGTTCTCCCCCTTCAATTAACTTTTAACAATTTGGAAATTGACGATTATGACTAATCAAACTATTGCTACAAAACACGAAGATATCGAACGCGCCACTTACTCACCAGAAGATAACAAGCTTCGTATTTATCCGCTCTGCCGCTTAGACACCGACCTTTATAACGAGCTTAAGGAACTGGGCTTTGGTTGGGCGCCAAAACAAGAACTCTTCGTTAAACCCTCTTGGTCCCCTGAAGCGGAAGATTTATGTATTCGCTTGGCCGGCACGATTGAACCTGAAGACACGACGATGGCCGAACGTGCAGAAGTGAAGGCTGAGCGTCTAAGAGCCCTTGCTGAAAAGCGTGCTGACCAAGCACGAGGTTTTAGTGCCGCTGCGAACAGTATGGAGTTTGGTGATCAACCTATTCTCATGGGCCATCACAGCCAGCGTAAAATGCAGAAAGCGCAAGAAGCCCAAGAGCGTAACGAAGAACGCGCCAAGGAAGCCAGCTCAGCGGTTCGCTATTGGAACTGGCGCATGATGGGTACCATTGCTCATGCTAACCACAAAAATCGCCCTGACGTTATCTACCGTCGCATTAAAACTCTACTTACTGATTTGCGTAAGCAACAGCGTTATTTGCACGCTGCTGGCGATTGTCTATCTCTTTGGGAACGCTGCAAAGGTATGGAGGATGCCGAGAAGCAAAAAGGTTTTGCGTTAATGATTGCCAATTACCGTTGGGATATCTGTGTTTCAGACAGTCACCGCGACATTAAGGAAGATAGAAAGCCTTTAAACGAAATCATCGACGCCAATATTGAGTTAGGTACCAAGCGTAAGAACGACCAGAACCTACACCGCAAGATAAACCATATCTTGAACCGTCTTACTTACGAACGGGCTCAACTGGGCGAAGTCGAATACTACACAGGGAAAATTACCGGCCCCGTATTACAAACGTTTCTTAGAACGCACGGTGCAGATAAACCGAAGGCTACCAAGTCGGACTTTGGCTGGATTGTGGAGTGTGACAACGACCTACCTATCCATATTGGGTCGGGTTCTACCTTAGAGCTTGAAGAAATTGAATGGCGAGACTTGATGATGGATGTTGGTTATGAAGTACCGGTCTCTAAACCTAAGGCTCCACCAATTCTTAACCTGTCACCGGAAGAAGTAAAAAGCGTGACGGTGAAAATGTGGGGCAACGTGAACAAGTATTCTATCGTCTCAATGACGAAAGCAGAGTATTCGGCTACGCATAGTGAACAGCGAGGCGTGAAGCCGAGCATCTGTGGCCAGTTCCGAGTAAAAGTTTGTCGAATTGTCCCCAAAGGCCAGGATTATTGGAAAGGCGAATGGTCGGCAGTTTACCTAACTGACTCGAAGACGCACGCCGCGCCGAATTCAACCGCTCTTGAGTATGTGGAAGTGGAGACAGCCTAATGGACTCATCTGTTTATGTAAGACCGAACAAACCAAAGCATGTTACCGCGCCTGAAAAAGTAGAACTCGAGCCTATCGAGTTCTCCGAGGCCCCTAAACCTGTTGTGGTTCATGCCTCAACGGAATGCCACGTTACGCCTCCGGCGGTAGCTGCGCGTATGGCCGAACTCTTAGAGCTGGAACCGGACGATAAGGTTCTCGAACCTTCAGGTGGTACCGGTAATTTGGTTCAGGCTGTTATAGCTAAGGGTCACGATGCGGACCGAATAAACGTTGTGGAGCGAGACTACTCCTTAATTCAAGCGTTGTTGTCTCGTTTTAGTATGGCGGATAGTGACGGGGTTACCCCTTTGATTTACCACGAAGACTTTCTTACCTGGGCAGAGGCCCGTTACAACGCAGGGTATCGTTATGAAAAGATCATAATGAATCCACCATTCAAACAGGTAAAAGCGCACATGGAAGCCGCACGTAAGTTACTTCGCTTCACTGGGGTTCTTGTTGCAGTGGTACCCACGACGTTCGACCACCCCAGTTATGAGGAAGTTGAGACGTTACCTAGTGACACGTTTAGCACCTGTAAGGTGTTTACTAAAATCGTGCGGTACGAGGCGTAATCATGGCAATACTTAAAGTTGAATGGGTGATAAAGAAGCACCCCAAACGAAAGGTATCCGCCGATGTTGACCGGCTACTAACATGCCGGTGTTTACCTGAAATCACAAATTATATTTGTGAAGACCATATGGAGGGCCGAGTCGAAACCGAGTACGACGGTGAAGCCTATTATGGGGTTTGGATGTTGGTCTAAACCTTAACGGGGGGAATGTTCTCCCCCCCTTTTAATTAACTTGTTGGAAATTGACGATGAAACGTATTAGTAATTTTGATTTTGAATTAAACCTATCCCATGCCGGAGAAGCTACCGACGACACGACTAAGATGAAGCGCGAGATTATTCGTGTTTTAAAAGCCACTATTGCAGAACTTGAGGGAGGTGTGGGCGATAGCGAGGAATTCTGGAAGAAGTCTTTCAACGATATTAACGGACGTCCCTTTGGTAATGCGTATCTTAATGTTGAAGAAATGGACTGGATTTCAGACTGGGACGAATGGATTGAACACTGCAAAGAATATATCAAAGAGCACGGCTTCTACCTAGAGCAGGAAAGCACCACTATCTATGAGTGGGACACGTTAGCAGAACTTGACGAAACGGCTTTAGCGGAGTGGTTCAGTAATTACACGGACAGTTCAGTAACAAGCGAGATAGTTTGCCCTGAAGCGCGTAACTGGGGATGGGATAGCGAATGAGTGATAAAGACTTAGGCACCCTGCTTCGAGCTAAAGAGATTCTTAACGGTTACTTTCTCCCTCGACCTTTCGAGTCGGCGGAGAAAGCCTTGAACCGCGCTAAGAATGAAGCTATTCAAAATCTACAAAAGCAAATTGTAGATATCCGTAATTTAACCAGTGAAGAGTTCTACACTTCTTCAGAGAAGGAAATTGACGATGCCTGTTAGTGAAAAAGACAAGCAAGCTATTCTTGAAGAAATAAACGCGGCATTCATAGGCCATTGCGTTAGAGCGTACATTAGTTTGCTAAACCCGAGCCTTAAAGCTTTTATAGAAGCGAACCTCGATGAGATAGACCCCCCGGTTGTGTTTATTGATAACGATATCGATATGGGGGCCGCGTCCCGAGCTAGAAACTCTTTGAAGCCTACCTTGTTCGTGTTTACCGAGAACATGAGAGCCGACTCATATATAACGAGTTGTGCAGACAAAGTAGAAATTCCTGAAGAGCTTCGATTGCGGGTTCTTGATGCGTGGTATGAAGCACAAAAAGCCACAGCGTAGTAACACATTCAAGGGGGGGAATGTTCTCCCCTTTTTAATTAACTTGTTGGAGATTGACGATGCACCCTGAATTAACAAAACAACTGAAAGCAAACTGCCAAAAACTAGGTCTAGATTTCAACGCACTTGACTTGATTGGCGAATCTGAAACCCAGATTAGAGATATCACAATTAAGATTGAGCGTGATGAGGATGCGGAGAGCCCTCGAGAGTGGGACAACGTAGGAAAAATGGTGTGCTGGCACCGTAATTATAGATTAGGTGACGAACAGCCTTCAGGGAGCCACGAAGATTATCGTATTGGCATGGTAGAAGCGGTTGAGCCAGGGTTTGAAGATATGCTTCAACGTCTAGAGCATAACTGGCCCTCAACAAACTGGGATGCCGCGGGGACTAAAGAGTATCAAGAGCTGGTTGAAGCGAAGATAGCGGCGAGACTTGAGAAATATTACTTTATGCTGCCGCTTTATCTATATGACCATTCAGGCATTACTATGAATACAAGTGGGTTCTCGTGCTCTTGGGACTCGGGCCAAGTAGGTTTCATCTATGTGTCGAAAGAAAGAGCCCGTGAACAGTATGGATTTAAGCGGTTAACTAAAGAGCGCGTCCAAAAGGTTTATGATTACTTAGACAGTGAAGTTAAGACCTATGCTTCTTATCTTGAAGGTAATGTTTATGGCTACGTTATTGAAGGTGGTGATATCGATGATTCGTGCTGGGGATATGTCGGCCCAGATGGTGAAGGTTGGGCATTGTCCGAAGCCTTAGCTATTTTGGCCACCCACAAAAAACAGCGTGTGGAAAGCCGAGTTGACAAAATTAAGACTTGGATCAAAAACCAAGTACCCTTGCTAAAACGTCGCGAACTGGCAACAGACCTACCAATATTGTTATAGTGATCACGAAATGTTGCCGTAGCTTAGGCAACATTTCGCCTCTTAGATCACTCTATTTCGCCTTAAACCGTCTAAAAACCTTAGACTTTAGTTTTAGGCATACGCTTTGCAATTGACTCCATATAAACAAAACAATCCAAATGGAGAAACACAATGAAGAAGTTAGGATTTGCAATCGCGCTAGTATTAGGAATGGGTTCTACAATGGCTATGGCAGACGTTGAGAGCAACGTAGTGGTCCCTAAACCGTCGGATACACCAAAGACTAAATCGCTCAAGCCAAAGAAGCCTACCGTAGGTTTTTAAAGCAGAACAAAAAAGAGCGGCTAAGCCGCTCTTTTAAATAGAACCTCGAGTTTTCTTGGAATAGACCCCGCGAGGTCTTTAACGTAGCACTCTTGAATACTGGCATGAAACAATAAAGCTAAAAGCATAAGCGTTTGAGTTACAAAGACCACGTTAAACAAGAAATAGAAGCTCGGTAAATGCAACGCATACTCGATATCTACTAAACGGTAATCATAGAGCAAAGGCCCAGTCTCATGAATACCAAAATGTATCGTAAAGATATGATAGTAAGCCGCGACACAAAAACAAACGTACCACCCCGCTTTGTAAATAAGCGTTAAGGCTGTACCTAAATTGGTGTCCTCTGTCTTATCTAGAAGATATAAACCCGCGCTACGAAATTTTTCTGTTTTAATTAATTGCTCCCCTAACCAGAACTGGAACTTAACTCGGTAAGAGTATATAAGCACCGTAATAATGCCTGGGGCGTAAGTCATAGCAATCGCCGTATGAAGCGTTGGCGAAAGCGAAAACATAAAACTGGAAATCACTTGCTCGAAAATCGAGGCCAGAACAATTAACCCGAGTACGGCGCGATTATTAAAACCACGAATCATGATGCCAGCGAGTATCACACAAGTGAACATAACAGAGTAGTAGCTGACAAGATCAGAAATGGAGTTTAATGCCCACTGTCCGTTGTCTAGAAAATTATTGAGCACCGCTACAAATATGAGAAGTGATGATACAAAGAGTGAGAATCTTAACCCGTAGGTTTTGAAGAAATGTCGATACATTGACTTACTCCCAGAACGTTGTCAGAAAACGTCTAAAGTCCGAAAACGGGATATCAGATAACGTTATCTTACTAACTACAGACCCTAAGCTCTTTTTCATGTGAGCACGCTTAGCGATTTGTTGGTACCAGTAAAATTCTTCGGTGGGGATTTTTCCGTATCGTTCAGCGTTAGATATCGTGTTCTTGTGTACGTCAGCAGCGATAGCTAACTCTTCTTGGGTTAACCGATAGTTCTGACGCATTTGCTTAAACTTTCGAGCCATAATGCGGCGTCTTTCGAGTTCCCAAGGGGGTTCTAAATTATCGTCAATTTTTCTAGACAAGGCGTGTACTCCATCAAGGCCATATTGTAAATCTTTTACTACAGACAAAAACGGACAAATAATAACCTATTAAATTAATTAAATAAAGTTAATTTATTTAATATTTATAAAAACACAAATTGATTGTGTTTTTACAAAATAACTGCGTTTCTGACTTGATATACGAAAGTTGAAAGCGTAGTTTTATCTCTGCCTACGGGCTTAACTTTAAAATTTGGAAATTGACGATATGAATATCCCCGCTAATACAGCAAACACTACCTCTTTAGATACCGACGTTCGCTTCGAACAAACCCTTTTCAAGGTTCACTCTGGTGGTAAAGTCGGCTCATGGCATATCAAGGTTACGCTTAACCCAGATGATACCGCCAGTACACTTGTTACGTCTCGAAAGGTCTTAGGTGGTAAGGGTGTTGAAACCCCCACGGATTACACGGAAGGCAAGAATATCGGCCGCAGCAACGAAACCACCCCAATTATGCAAGCGGTGTTCGAAGCCCAAAGCAAAGTCAAAAAGCAGCTAGATAAAGGCTATGTTGAAGAACAGCCGGAAGAAGGTGCAGCGGTAACGAACTCCCTCGGACTAGTTAAACCTATGCTGGCCCAACCTATCGAGAAAGTAAAAAGCTGGGAATTCCCAGTCTTTGTGCAGCCTAAGATGGATGGGCACCGATGCTTAGCCACTATCAAAGACGGTAAAGTATTCCTTTACTCTCGAGGCGGCAAACCTATTACTGTGGTCCATATCATGGAACGTTTACAGGCTCTCTACGATAAAGGTATTTGGGATGGTACGACGTTGGATGGTGAGCTTTACTGTCATGGTAAAGCCTTTGAAAATATTTCTAGCCTCATCAAGAAGCCCCAAGAAGACAGTAAACACCTGTCGTACAATATCTATGATGTTGTTATGGATGCTCCTTACGTGGATCGATTTGATTACTTGGACGCTCGTATAACTGAAAGCTCTTACCCTACCCTCTGTCTAACGGCCTGTTACAAAGTTTCAGACCAAGCGAGTATTGACCACTATCATGCTTCTTGGACCTCTAACGGCTATGAAGGCACGATGATTCGCCAAGGGGATGCCCCCTATGAAACGGACAAGCGCAGCGCTTCTTTGATGAAGAGAAAGGACGAAGAAGACGCGGAGTTTGAGATTATCGGTATTCGCAAAGGTAAGCCTAATAAGCGTCTAGGTACCGAAGTCGGTATTTATGTTTGTCAAACCGCGGATGGTAAAACGTTTGATGTTACGGCGCCTGGGGATGCGAACGAGAAACACGACCATGCTATGAATGGTCATAAGAATATCGGTAAAAAGCTCACCGTGTTCTCATATGGCTACACCCAAGAAGGTAAGCCATGCCATATCACAAATTCTCGTATTCGTGAGGACCTGTAATGGCCCAGCTACGTCGTGATAATGTATTTCGATTACAACGTAGCTTGTTCTACTGGGATAAGTCTTTTGACGCACCATTCGTGCATCTTATCTACAAAAAGCTTCGAGCTTACATTGACGATAAGTTCCCTGATTTTGACTGGGATAGCGAATTAAAGTTAGCGAGGGAAGACTTTTCCCATGTTAAGACTTGGGGGGACTTAGATACAGGTCTTGAAAAAGACCGCGTAGTCATTCGGTTCAAAGGCCAGAGTATAGATATCACACTCACTAAAATGATGTGGTGTTTACTTTACCCTGATTACTTACTGATAACCTACCCTATCTGGCCCCCAGGAAAAGTAAAGACGATGGACCCAGTGACACGACGTTGGGCTAACCCTATGTATCACTATCCGTCTCGTTACTGGCACCTACCGGATCACGTTTACACCTATTTCGAGAGTGTTTATGGTGAACGTAGGTTGGAGGATATTAAAAGTAACAATTATCACAGGTACCTAGAAAAGCGTGATGAGTATTGCCGATACTTTGCTCGTAAGTATAAGTTACCCGAGTCACATTTTGCGGCGGTAACCGGTACTAAAGTACAGGCAAGAAAGTTAGATTTACAAAGTATCTTATCTGTTTATTGACTTAGGAGGACCTATATAGAATGGCTCAAAATATGAGAGCGGATTACCTATTAAAGTTAAGAAGGGTGCAAGCCCAGCTTTCTAAAATTAGGGACTTAGGTTCGAGCGCGAACTTTGAGACTTTACTTAAAGATATCGACGAAGCTAACACCATAGCGGGAGCTTTAGGGATTGAGGAACCTTACCCTGATAACCTAATAGGTGAAATTAAGGCCATGCAAGACCGTTTAACGCGTTATCAACAAACCGGCTTAGACGTCCCGAGTTTAGGTAATGTCGTCAAACACTAAACCCCAACCCAAGTTGGAGCCTATAACGCTCCAACTTGAGGTTGTATCCTCGCTTCACAAAGCGATTGGGATGCGAATAGATTTCCATACGACTTTTACGTTTGAAGATAACGGAGAGGCCTTACGGAAGAAATTAGATATGGCTGAGAGTAGCTTCAGCCGATTACGACGCGGTACTAAAGAAATAACTTTGACAGACTTACAAATTCTGGCAGAATTCTTTAATACTAGGGTAATAAATATTATTAAAGCTAATTTTTAATTACTCAAACAATCAGGAAATTGACGATGCAACTGCACAAAGACCCCGCACCCCTCGGGCACTACGGTATCCATGAGGACGACGGTGTAAATTATCTCTATCAAGATATTTGTCCCCACGGCTGGAACTTTATCGGCCTAAGTACAAAATCAAATCTCACTGTAAAACCGCTTAAAAACCAGTGCTCACATAATATCAATGTGAATCTGGCCACGCGTAAACTCAGTAAAATCCATTTGGCTAAGTTCAACAACATCGTGGCCGATCCTTTGGTTCAAGCAATGTTACCGGTCCCTAATGGTAAGACTTACTTTCTGGATGCGAATAAGTTCCCCGACGCTGCGGTATGGCTTGCGTGTCTTGAGCGTTTGAATTCTCCACTTCATACATGGGTTAAGCCTTTGTTTGCGGTGAGCATGAACCATGCGCTGAAGCATATTGATAAGACCAACATTCACCCTATGGTCTTTGTCGACCTTAAGGGCACTGACACGGAAGAGGTTCTTAAGCTTGCAACTGCAGCTCGTACTTCACCCCGCACGGTTATCTTTTGTGGTGATCCCTCAATGGTGCTTCCTAAGCATATTGAACGCTTGGATACGAAGCTCGATGAGCTTACGACGTTGCAAGATTTGATTAGCCTTCCACTGGAACACCTAGGGAGCTATATCCTTTCGGAATACTGCAAAGGAACACGTTCCTTTTCGAAAGTCGCGTAACAATAAGAGCAACTAATAAATTGACGATAAGAGACACGAAAGCCATGTTGAAATTTTCAGAAAGACTCGCGCTAATCAAGAATGCCCTAAAAGAGAAAGGGCTTAGCCAGAAGGACGTAGCCCAAGCTTTAAACAGCAACCAAGCTAAAGTCTCTCTGGCGTTATCTGGCACTAAAGAAATCCCTATGGAGTTTCTTCTAGAGCTGTTACGTGAGTCTGAATACCCCATTGAAAAGGTCTTCCCCACTTTGCAACGTGATTTGAAGGATATTGTCACTTTGCTCGAGAAAGGGGCCAGTCAACAGGCAACGGTAAATTTACTTAATTTGATGAAATTGACTAACCACTATGACAGACCTCAAGAAGATACCAAAGCAGCCAGCTAACGAAATTTGGTTCGATATGAATGACGTATATGACAGACGCGATTCACTGTCATTGCGTGATTATCAAATCGAGCACTTAGGTTTCTCACTGGCGAACCCTCGTTCTATGGACCTCTCAGAGGCCGGTACCGGTAAAACGCCGGCTGGGTGCCTCTGGGTTTATCACCACACTAAAGATGGTCGCGTTATCTGGACCATGCCTAAGTCTTTACTGGTAAAAAACTACCATGAATTATTACTGTGGTCAGACTTAGAGCCCCACCAAATTATGGTGATTGATGGTACGCCAGCGCAACGGGCCAAGCAGTTCGCTAACAAAGAAACCAAAGTATTTATGATGGGGTTCGATGCCTTCGCTAATAATCACAAGGAGATTGTTGAACGATACCCCGACACGTATCACCTATGTGGTGATGAATGGCACTTAGGGTTTAGCACCCACGGAGAACCGCATTACCGAAAGCCTAATACTTTTATAGGCCCCCAGCGCACCCACAAAATGTACCAGTATATGAAACGTGGCGGGGACTTATTGATTATGACGGGTACATTTATCAATGGCCGGTTGTGTTCAGCATACCCAGGGTTGAAGTTGATTAACCCTCTGTACTATCCAACGTACAACAACTTCATGATGTGGCACGCTATGTTGGATGAGTATGGAAAGCCTTTCATGTGGAAGAACCACGACAGGCTGCAAGAGCTTATCGACAAACACAGTAAGCGGGTTACGTATGAAAAAGCTTACGGCAAGGAAAAGAAAGTTATCGTTGCCGAAATGTGTACTATGTCTAAGTCTCAGGCCAAAGCGTTCAACGATATTAAGCAAAAAGGTATCACTGAACTTGAAGATGATTTCTTAGAAGCAGAGAACGAAGCGGTAACTCTGCAGCGGTGCTTTAAGATCATGCAATGCCCTGAAGAGTATGGGTTGAAACATAACGATTCGGACGGTAAAGACGCTCACCTCATACAGCATCTTGAGACGCACAAGTTCAACGAAGAGCCTTTGATTATCTTCGAAACAGTTGTTGCGGCCCATGTGCGCTATAAGAAGATATGCGAAAAAATGGGGCTTCGTGCTGAGTATATAAATGGCAGCATAACGAGTCGACGCGGGGAAATAGACCACAAGTTCCGCCATGGTGAAATTGATGTGTTGATTTGTAGCCCTGAAGTTGCCGGTGTGGGTTTTAACTGGGGTCACGTAGACCACATGATATTTACCTCGTTTGACTGGCAAGACACTACGTTTATTCAGAACTATCGAAGAGCGCTTCGTGGTGTTCGTGAGAAAGCCGTGCGAATTACCTTGCTTGTCTATCGTGGTGGCCTAGAGCTTCACGTAGCTAAAAAACTACTAAATAAATCGAATGACCGTACACAAGTTGAAGAAGGTGTGACGGTTGACCTTGTAACCCCAATAATGCAAGCCGCTTAAGGACTATTATGCAAAAGACAAAAGTTGCACTCGCTGTACAACTTGCGCTGTATACAGACGCATTTCATCAAACCGTTATGGAGAATAAAAATGCCGGAGTTTAAGCCTACGGAAATGAGAGTTATTCCCGCGCTTTTGAAGTCCAATTTGGATTTTATATCTAAGTCTTTGAAAAATCCTGTGGACCAAGACGAGCATATAATGGAGTACGGCATACTCAAAATGCAGCAAAAAATTCAAACTCTCAACAGTAAGGAATTAGAAACCTTCCTAGCTGAATCAAAGGACAATATAGCGACACTAAGAATGGTTTTAGATGCCGCTGAAAAAGAAATAGCAACATTAGTTGACGAAGGTTAATTAATAAGCTAAGGTTATCATCTATACCTCTTTAAAGGCCGGTATAGCGATACTTCGGAGCAAACCGAAGGGCGAAAGCCGAACAAACAGTAATTAATCAAAATGTAATTAATCAAAAAATTAGGAAATTGACGATGAACAATATCGAACAAATGATCGCGGCTGCTCAAAATAACGCAGCTCAAGCTACTACTGCTCAACAGGAAACTCAAGTTACCCAGCAAGCCGCGGGTCAAGACTTCCAGCAAGCTAACACGGTTCAAGCTAATACTACGCAGCAACAAGCTACGCAGCAACAAGCGAACCCACAGGTTGTGAACCAGACTGAAACTTATACTCAGACTGCGGAAGCCGCCCCCCAGCAAGCTACCCCACAGGTTGTAAATCAACAAGCTAATACTGCTCAGGTTAACACCCAGCAAGCGAGTGCAATCCCACAGCACTTGCAACAACAAGCACAAGCTCAGCAAGCAGCACAAGCTCAACCACAACAGCAAGCTCCAATGGCGGTGAACCCCGTAGGTAATATGAGTATGGATATCCCTGCGAACTTACCGCCCGAGTTGGCTAAGTTTATCGGTCAGCGCGAAATGTCGATGGATACCATGTCTAACTCTGACCTATTGGTTCAAGACTGGTTGAAGCCAAGCTACCACGGTATGGTTTTAGGTAGCGCTCCTGCAACACTTCTTAACCCGTTCCAGGTTGAAATTGATATGACTGAGAACGTTGGGTATATGCTTTGCCAAATGGTTCGCTGGACGGTGCCAACACCAACAGGAGACCAAACCAACTATGTTCACACCTACGACGGTTTGACAGGTTCAGATGGTCAACCTTGGGCGAATGCTGTAATAACAGCTTACCGCGCCCCCACTACGGACCCTAAAAAGCCAAACGTACCGTTCCCAAGTGTTCAGTTACCAATGCGTTTACTTAACGACATTGCTAACCAGCAAGGCGCGGTTATCGCTCAGGCAGGGATCATGATTGGTCACACTACGGCCAAGACTGGCTGGCAGAACTGGCAGAACTTCCACAATGCGTGTAAGCAAGCTGGGTTACTAGGTCAGAAAGTGATTGTTGAAGTGTCTAACCAACCAGTGGCACCAAAAGGTATCACGTATAAGTGGGGGACTCTAGAGTTCAAATTGATTGGTCCGGCACAAGGCCAAATCGCAGCACAATAACCTTTTAATTAACTTAAGAAGGGTCGGCTTGTCCGGCCCTTTTACTCTCGGAAATTGACGATATGACAAAGCTAAAACTACACGTTTGTGATGGTAATAACCTTCTTCGCCGCAAGTTTGAAAGTGAGGGTCCTAGCTGGGCTATCCTTGCCTACGTTCAGGCTTGTGCAAATAATTCTCCTAACGGCTCACTCATCTGGGTTTGGGATGGCGCTAACGCTAAAAAGCCTCGCCAAGAAATTCACCCAGCCTATAAAGCCGGTTCAGATTCTACCGACGAATTCTATCTCTTCATGGATAAGTTCCGTGAATTGCTTACACACTCTGGCTGTATCCAGATTCGATGCGAAGGCCGAGAAGCCGATGATGTTATTGCTGAATTGGTAAATACCAAATCGCCTGAAACTGAAATCTTTATCGACAGTAACGACCAAGATTTTCGCCAACTGCTTAGCGACACGGTAACTATGGACTACGTGAGCGAGAAGCTTAAAGAATTCAAGCCTGATGATATGCGCCTCTACAAAACACTGGTTGGCGATAAATCGGATGCGATTACGGGCCTCGCACGTTTCGGCCATGGCACGTACCAGAAACTAAATGATTCCGCGAAGTGCTTTCTAGAAGATGCTTTGCAAAGTGATGAGCCTATCACAGCGGAGCAAGTTGAAGCTGAAGCGGGATTCACAAAAGCTATGGCTGCTCGATTTGTTGAGAGCCGTGATGAGCTGAAGAAGTTCTGGAAGATCATCGGTTTCTTCCACGTACCTCAAAGCGAAATTCACGCTGGTACGATTATCGGTAAGCAAGATACCGTAGCGGCCAAAGCTGTCTTCGACGCTTTAGCAATTCCTATCAACTTATAGTGGTTGGGGCTTCGGCCCCTCGAGAACGATTATGAGTAGCACAAATAAAAAGGTCGCTGAGTTCGAAGACTACCCCACCCCTAGAGAACTTGTCGAAGCCTTATTCAAACATATTGACTGGGACGCGCTTAGGCACTTTGCGTCCTACGACAACCGGCCAGCTCGGTTCCTAGAGCCGTGTCGGGGCCTGAAAAGAAATATCTACGACTTGGTACCACCGGACTTTGAAAAGTATTACTGCGAAATTCAAGAAGGTTTGGACTACCTAGAAGCGGAGTTCGACCCAATAAACTTCGATATTATTGTAACGAACCCCCCTTTCTCACTCTTTGAAGAATTCGTCACCAAAGCACGAAGCGAAGCTGCAGACCACGGGTTCGTATGCTTCTTAATGCGGATTAACGCTTTAGGTACGAAGAAACGAGAACAGTTCTGGGCGGATAACCCGCCGGATAAAATTATTGTCGCTGTACCACGCCCAGACTTTAGTGGTGGAGGTGGGGATAGCTGCGAGTATGCGTGGTTCTGCTGGGACCCCACAGGGATACTCTTAGTGGACTCTAACGTTGGGCGCCTTAACTGGGATAAACCATCAAAGCGCAGAAGCAAGAAGATAGACAACCGGAAATTGACTGATGAAAAAGAAAGCCAAACGCAATAAGAAATACAACCCTCGAAAGTATATGGACCTAGTTGTTCGCGACAGGGTGAAGAACTTTGCTATCGCAATGGTTTTAGGTGAAACAAAATATTGCACACTTATTGACTATAAGACCGGCGAGGAACTTAACGTAACGGTTGATGTGGCCGAGAGTGTTGAGAAGGGTTGTTTCAATTGGTATTACGAATGTTCAGTAGTTTGTCGCGATCAGACAGGTAAAGAATACGTCGTTAGTGAACCACATTATTTCCAATCGCGTTACCGCCAGTCGGATAAGCGTCTAAATAAGTACCTCAACCAAGTACATGCTGCTTTCAAAGAAAAACAAAATCCCCTTCATGTTGTCACGATGGCCTGGGTCGCTATTCCCGTTATCGACGAAACAGAAAACCTCGACCTCGAGACTCTTGGCAAAATCTACGAAAACCTTGGCGCGTTCGATTACCTATCAAAGTGGGAGAACGACCAGCTTGAGAAGGAGAAAGTGGCGTGAGCAAATACAAATTTAATAACGGCTTTATTTATTGCAACGATTTTAAGCTGCCAATGACTAGAGTTGTAGAAGCTCTGAATGAAATGAGTGCGAAGCTACACGAAAAGGACAGGGAATATAAGGACCTTTTCGAAGCCTTTGAGGATGGTCAAAAGGTTTTAAGGGCTGCGAATAAGCGCGTGGAAAACCTCTCCCGAGTAAACAATGAGTATGGGGAGGTTCTAACCCCTATCTGGGATTACTGTCGGGGGAACGTAAAGGTTGAGCTAGGGAAAAGTATGACTGAGGCCTTAATTGAATCGCATAAACTTTTACAGTCTCAAGTTTGGAGCCTAGAACAGCGATGTAAATTGCTTGAGGAAGATGCCGAGGATACTGCTAAGTATGTAGAAATTCAGCGGGGGGAACTAGCAAAGGCTAATGAGCGTGTGAAGGAGTGCCACGAAGAGCTTGTTAACAGGCATAATCACATACAGGAGTTAAGACAAGAAAGCGGAGAATACGCAATGCTTATTGCGAATTTAGTTAGGCGTGCCGATGTTAAAACAGATTTACTGCAAAACCCGACATTTGAAAAGGCAAGTGAGCAACTAAACAAATTCGCCATAGAGAAGAAGGTGGAAGGTTACTACGACTCTTGTATTGAATCTGGTATGAATGGCGGTCAGGCAGATTTACTTTCTGACATCTACGGTGAACAACTACGCAAGGAGCAAGCGTCAGAATACGAATTTCGTGAAATCGGTGAAACTGAATGGACTCCATGCGATAAAGATTGGTTTGATTACTGTCAAAAATCACCCGAGCATGAAGCTAGGTTACGCAAGGAGCAAGACGATGAAAAAACTAAAAGCTAATCAGCTAGGCCCATGGTGCTATTTCTGCGCTCCTAAGACGACGAGAGCGGTTTATCGTGAGAATGGGTTTGCAGACAAGTTCGCTTGTTCAGAGCATAAAGGCGCTTTAGCTGAACATGAGAAGCGAGAAGCAGAGCAAGAAGCAAGGCTGACTGAAGCCGATTATCAAACTTGGATGAGGTTATAGGATTATGTTTAGAGCAATTTACATATTTTACGTTATGAAGTTCGCACCTCGAACTATCGACAATAAAGCGAGTAAGTTTTGGCGCTTTAACGTAGAGCTTTTAAACGGGTTGCGCCGGTACGACACTTGGAAGCTTTATTCGCTGGGTCGGTTTTCAATCCGAGACCCCTTCAGTTACCCCATGAGAACCCACTTTTCTTACTCGAGAGACTGGCATCCCTTTGTGTGGCAAAAGAAATTGACTCGTAAGGAGAGTGTTTAATTATGCCGATTAACCGAAAAACAAAAAAGAATGCTTGGTCCACTGAAGAAGAAACCAGGATGTTTAAAATGGCTAGAAATAAAACAACGTTCGAGGAACTTGAATCGGAGTTCCCAAATCGAACACTTGTTGCGATTAAAGATAAGTTCTATCGCATGGGGTTTAAGAATGAACATATCAGAACTTAAAATGATTCGTGTGGTGTGCCCTGATTGTGGGGCTGGCGGCGCGAGTAACTGGGCTTGCTTCTGTCACGTTTGTGAAGACCGAATTTTAATGCTCCCAGCTAAAGGGTCAAGCAACACCCAGAACTGGAACGAAATAGCGAGGCTGTATGAAGGTAAGGTATCAACGTACAGTCCGCAACTACCAGCTTAACTAAAAACAGGGTATAGGTGATGCCAACGGAAACTAAAGAGTCTCTTGAGGAAGTTGCGAAAGCCTTAGAGATTGTTCAAGAATTCGCAGAACGACATTGGAAGCCATGCCTTAGAGATTGTTGTGGGGATGCTATGACCGATGTTGAAGAAATGAAACAACAACTATCAGCTTAACTAAAAACAGGAAATTGACGATGTATTTTAAAAACGCAAAGATTTATTCACTCACTCAAAATGTTGACTTGTCTAACCTAGGCCCAGCGCTAGAGGCAATCCCCTTTCACCCTTGTGGTTCACATACCCTAGCCTCTTTAGGTTTTGCACCTATCATTGGTTCTTTACTGGCTCACGAAGTTCAAGGTATTTACACGGTTAAGCTTTTAAAAGAGAGCAAGATACTACCGGCCCGTGTTATCAACCGTGAGTTAGAAGAAAAAGTTAAGTTGATTGAAGCGGAAACGGGGTCACCGGTTGGCAAGAAGCAACGCTCAGATTTAAAAGAGCAAATCGTAGCCCAGCTAACTCCGCGTGCTTTCACGGATCAAACCTCAACCATTGGCACCATCATCCCAGAGCATAAACTTGTGTTCGTGAATGCCTCTTCAGATGGTGAGGCCGAAATCTTCCTTGCGGTACTTCGTAAAGCGCTGGGTAGTTTACCTGTAGTTCCCTTCGCAAGACGCTCACTTGCTTCAGACTTAACAAGCTGGCTTGTTAATGGCCACCCTGACAAGTTCGAATTGCTCGAAGAGACTGAGCTTCAAGCCACAGATGAAACCAAAGCAGTTATCCGAGCCAAGAACCAAGAACTTGCATCTGAAGAAATTCAACTGTGTTTAGACTCAGGCAAGCTCGTTCAGAAACTTGCGGTCAGTTACGACGACCAGTTAACCGCTATGCTTTGCGAAGATGGTTCTGTTAAGCGTATCAAGTATTCCGAGCGCTTGATTGAAGAAAGCGATGATATTCCTAAGGACCAACAGGAAGCGCGTCTTGATTCAGAAATCTATCTTGGGGCCAGTGCACTTCTAGACTTGGCGCTGGACCTTAAAGCGGCGTTTAACCTTGATGCTGATGAAGTGTAAGGAGATTGACGATGCCAGAGTATAAACCAGACATAAATGTAACGACCGCGTTCAATAATGAAGTGATTGAACAGTCCGTAGCGTTCCCAAGACAGGAATCGTTATTCAATCATATAACGAAGCAAATTGTTTTCTTACAAGACGAGGGTATTAATCAAGCGTTGTATAAGCTGGGCTACCTTAACCCTAAACAAGTTATTGCGCTCAAAGACGCTTACCTCGCAGCAAAACATAACGAGGGGGGCGTACAGCGTGTTATGGGCGAGTTAGGTAGGCTCTTTGATGAGCCAGCCATCCCTTCTGAAAAGCCAGAAGAAAGCGCACCTGAAGTAGTAGTTAGAAATAAACCCGAAGGCCCACAGAACGAGAAGATACCCCCTACTGTTACAAAAATGTGCGGGTCCTTTTCGGAGGGCGGGTATATTTATAACAAGAAGCCCGAGTCAAAATAATGTACTCGCAAATTAACGAGAGAACTGGACTGGTCGAGCAATTGGTTGATGCTCGTAACGTCCACGTTCTCGAAGAAATCAAAGCTAAAATTAACCAGATGGGACAGCCTGTGGGTTTCGATATCGAAACCCATGACGCTGACAGGCACGAAGGCCTGAACCAATTCATGAAGTTAAACAAAGATGATGAGGACTATCGCAACCCTAAGAAGCTGGTCTTTGATATCAATAGAACGACGGTAACAGGCTTTTCTCTGTATATCCGAGGGGATGCCACGGTTTATTATGCAAACGCCGCTCACGCTGATGCAGACAACCGTATAGCGCCTGATGTTATACGTAGTTTTGTTCAGTATATGGCAGACCATCCGCTGAAGATAATTCATAACTACCCCTTTGAGCGGACGATGTGCTTTAAAAGCCTAGGTATCGATTTAGGTTGGAACTACGTAGACACGCTTCAAATGGCGGTATCCGCTTACAACTCTGACCAATACGATATTGAGATATTTAGACGCGCTGACCTGATGGGTATTAAGAAGCTTATCCCTCAGATTCGCCGTACCTTCGCGGGGGTTCAAGACTTTAGAAAACTCGATACCGCCCAACAAGAACTTATGCAAAAGGTATTGGGTAAAGACTCGAAGGCCGACCATAGCTACAACGGTTTTGTAAAGTCGATTAACTATGGGTACAACCTAAAGCAGATCACAGAACGTATCTTTGGTTACAAGCAGACCTCATTTAAAGATGCGCTTCAAGGTAAAGCCCATATGGGATTGCTTACCGGTGAAGAGGTGCTACACTACGGTGCTGATGATGCTTACTGGTGTGTACGTATTTATGATTGGCTTTGCCAGTTCATGCAGAACACGAACCCTGCAGTTTTACGTACCTTCTTCGAGCAAGAAAACCCAATGTGTTATGTCTACTCTGATTGCTGGGTTAAAGGCTGGCGTGTTAACAAAGACGCGGTTCTTTCCCGCCGTGAAACGGAACGCGCCAACTATATCGAAGTAATTAAGGAGTTAGGCGAACTACTTCAAACCTTGGAGTTCCCCGAGGCCCCTGCCCCGCGTCTCTATCAGAAGCAACCTAAATGGTATGTCGGTAAAGAAGGTATTTCGTACCAGCGCTATCGAGACAAGATATTGTTTCTAAAGGAGGGCTATGCGGACTTTATACAAGCATACGACCAAGATATGGCCGTTGAGGACTTCGATTTCGCCACGCTAACCTCGGGGCCGGTATCAATACCCTGGATGGCCGAAGAAAAGTTCAAGCTCAAGAAGAAGGAACTCGACTTACGCGGCAACTTCTCACATTACATGGTACAGCGCACGCTATTCCACGACCTACTGTATCTACCGTTCGTTTATATCAAAGGGGATATCAAAACGGATGCGGAAGCACGCGGAAAGTTGATTGAGTTTGCGGAACGCTTAGGATCAGAACCCGCGCTTTGGGTTAAGGAATGGAAACGCTATGGTCAGTTAGCCGAGCTGCCGGACGAAACTTTACAAGTTCTTGCTGAACAGTGTTGTGAACAGTATCCAACGGATACTGCTAAGCAGATTATAAACGCGATTAATAAGCTGGCCCAGATAGAACAGCGAATGAAGTTGTATATCACGAACTACCTGTTACTTACGGACCCTGATACAGACCGCATGTACCCGATTATTAGTTCGCGACTTAACACGCGCCGGATGGCCGCTGAGAACCCTAACCCGATGCAGTTAAGTAAACGTGGTGAGTCTACCTATATTCGTGGGTTCTTCTTACCGCACAGAGACGACCATTTATTGGTTGCTGTGGATTGGTCTCAGGTAGAACTTGTGTTGATTGGGGAGCTAAGTAAAGACCCTAACTTCCAGAAGGCTTATGGCCAGATACCTTACGATGATTTGCATTTAGGCGCGGCAACCTCAGCAATCAAAGTTTTCTACCCTGATTTTACTTCGGGAATGTTGGCCAGCGTGAAGAACCTCGAGGGCCAAGAATTAGAAGCGTTCAAACTACAGTATTCCAGAGTGCTTATAGACCCAGTTAAAAACGCCGCGCTTGAACCTTATGAAGTTGCTAAGTGGTGGCGTGGTTCAGCCGGTAAACCTTCTAACTTCGGTTACTGGTACTCGGGCTCTCTAATGACGGTACAGGATAAGCTAGGTTGGACGTCGGATGAAATGTGGGCGGGTACCGACAACTATCGAGATACCTTCCCTGTTGCAGAGCAATGGAGAATAAACACCCAGCGCGAGATTGAAGTACAAGGTTACGTTGATATCTTCGATGGCCACAGACGTTACAAATACGAAGGTACCAACGATTGGTTCTATCACTTCACGGCCAAGTGGGATGCGTATAACGATCCGGTATTGTCACAGTTCGGTGCGTTTATCGCTAAGAAGATTCAACGCCGAGCTGGGAACCAAGCGGTAAATGCTAAAATTCAAGGTGGTTGTGCAACGTTAGCTAAGCGCTCGATGCTCAAACTATGGCACGAGATTAATGCCCCAGATACAAAATGGGACGCAGATATCGTAATGCCTATTCACGATGAATTAGTATTTAGTGTACGATGGGACCAAGCTGTTGATTTCGGTCAACGCATACTCGAAGTGATGTGTAGTCACCCTGACTTAGTGAGCTGGTTGAAACTAGATGGTACCGTTTCAGTTGGTCGCACGCTCGAGCCGTATCACCCAACGAAGGCCCCGTTCGGTCAAGTCGAACTCGATGAAGCACCGGAGCTTGAAGGGTATATTCCAAAGGAACTGAAAGATACTAAGCTCACCACGGAATACCGACATAATGTAGTTGCTTATCTTATGGGACACGATCCTTTAGTCCCTGTGGAGGTGGCCGCATGAGTTCGCATATTCCAGGGGTGATAGTACAGCTTACTCCTGAGGCTGAGTTTTGTTGTGGTTCTTTGTGTGATAAGTCTCGGCTTATCACACAAATAAGTAGCCAGATAGAACGCGCCTTATTACTTGAACATGCGTTGCGGGAACTAAACCCGCAACATCCTTTACTGAGAGACAAACATGGCCCCAGCAACCGGAAATAACTTACCAGCTCCGTTTTCGTATCTACTTGGAAAACACTGGTGTACTTTGGATACTGAAACGACAGGTATAGGCCATGGCCATCAAATCGTAGAAATTGCGGTAAAAGATGGACTAACCGGAAAAGTATTGCTTGATACATTGGTACGCCCTACTCGGGATATTGACCCTAAAGCACAAGCTGTTCACGGCATTAGCCTTCAGTCCTGTGCTTTGGCACCCACTTGGCCGGAGGTTCGCTATAAGCTGATAGAGGCTGTGAGAGGTAAAACAGTCATTATCTATAACGCTAACTTCGATATTCAGATGCTCGTTCAAACAAATGCCGCTTGGAATATTAACTGTAACGCGTACTTTGGCGCCAAAGAATACTTCTGCGCTATGACGGAGTATTCCAGAAGGGCTCGTATCTATAATCACCTTCATGGTCGCAACCGCAGCTTTAAGCTAGTAGATGCCGCCGCGCTTGAGGGTATTACACCGAATGGGACCTTACACCGTGCGGTATCGGATTGTGATCTAACTTACGATTTGGTTCACAAGATAATGTCTGAGTTCGTTGTATCCGCTAATGAACCACAGTTTGAGGAACTAGGACCGGAGTTTGACGACCCTAACTGGGAAGAAGTGGATATGCCGGACGCTGCACCGTGGAGAGAATTTTGAATACCGAACTAGAGTTTTACGTTTGGGGTTTATGGATAGCGCTGGTAATTACAGCGCTCTATATTATCCCCCGCTATATACGAGAGCGAATCGCTCAATCTAAGAAAATGGCCCTAGGTTCAGAACCTTACGAGCCGTTTCAGGAACCTAAGACGGAGAACGATTTAACTACCATTGAGAAAAACGATTCAGGACGACTAATCTGATTAATAAAAATCCAGTCAGTTTACCAGCAACTCGCTTGATTACTTTTTATAATGCTGGTCTCATACTTAAAAATTAAAGGAAATTGACGATGATACTTAACGGTATTAAATATGACTTTTTAACACCTGAAATCTTTAAAAAGTTTTTCAGCGATATTACTGATTTCAGAACCGCTTTTGACTTGCCGATAGGTGTCCCTTACCGCTCAGAAGACTATCAATTACACTTCGACTTATATCGAGAGGAAATGCGTGAGCTTTTTAGTGCTCATAAGCGCAAGGATAAGCTTGACGCTATTCTAGATAGTCTCTATGTGTTGTTTGGTAAATACGTTCACTTCGATATCGTTCTGGATGAGCAAGAACCTTGCGAACTAAACGTAGTTGAAACACTTCTATCTTCATCAGAAGAACTAAACTTCGATATCCTTAAAGGCTGGGATATCGTCCATCACTCGAATATGAGTAAGCTATGCAACGATGATAACGTGCAAGCGACACTCGACCACTACACTTCCTTAGGTGTTAGTGTTGAAGCAAAACCTGTAACACTTACCAATAAAAATAAAAATGAAGGTACCGCGCTCTGGGCCGTGAAGGTTAAAGAAGAGAGTACCGATCATAATGGTAAAAGCTATGCTGCTGGCAAAGTGCTTAAGTCTGTTGATTATACCCCTGCAGACCTAAGTAAACTTTGATGAAGTCGGCCCTCACTTAGAGGGCCGCTACAATTTGGATTAAATTGACGATGGCTAACCAAGTAGAACAAAAGTTTTACCTGACACTCTTTACCAACTCCACCGGAGTGCTCACTAAAGAGCTGCGAATGGAGCATGGTAAAATTATAAGTGATGCACCAAAGATGGTGACAGGTACCGCAAAACGCGTAGAACTAACATTAACTGAACTGCCGGACTTTATAAAGAGTCTCAACCATAACCAGTGCTTTACTCCTGGCATTATGGATACGGAACATGAGTTTGTTGAGGTTCTAACCAGCAACGAGTTTGAGCGTCGAGGATACCAATACCCAGTTCACGTAGATGAGACGGGTGTATATGGCACACGTTCTTCAAAATCTATGATCACAAAAGGTCCTAGCTTAGTTCTTTTCGATTACGACAAAGACGAACACGCAAAACTAAAAATCAAAGGCCCTGAGGAATTCCTAACGCATCTTAATAATGCAGTTCCAGAACTAGAATTAAATAACACGGACTACATTAGAACCTACAGTACCTCTACGTCATTATTCGACAAAGAAACCAATAAGGTAATACGCCCCGCGGATGGCTTCCATATTTATATGCTGGTTGAGAAAGGGGAAGATATTGCTCGATTTGGCAAGATGCTTGAGAAGCGTTGCTGGATGGCTGGCCTAGGCCACATTAAAGTGAGCGCGAGTGGGGGCCGACTACCACGAACAGTTTTCGATACCTCAGTTTTCCAGCCAGAACGTCTATGTTTTGAAGCTGGCGCATTTATTCGAGCCAAAGAGAACTTCTACCAGAATTTACCGAAAGGCGAGATTAACCGTAAAGGTAAGCGGTTATTAAAAACTAAGCTTCTGAAGGACTTTACACCTACTCAAGATAAAGAATTTCGTCGTGTTGTTGAGTTAGAAAAACAATCTAAAGACGTAATGGAACGTGTATCTGAATTTAGAGAAGTAAAAGTTCAGAGAATGGTTAACACCACACACTACACGCAAATGCCGCTTTCTCGTGACGACGCTATGAAGATAGTCAAGGCACATGAGAACAAGATACTTCACCCTGCGGATGTTCTAGAGTTTGAAGATGGTCGTATAACCAGCGTGCTTGAAGCGTTCTTAAACCCTACGCTTTATGATGGTGCCCAATTACAAGACCCACTACGCCCTGAGAAAGGCTATTCGAAAGCTAAGTTCTACGCCAACGCTGGCCGCTATGGTGACTACAACCCGACGATACACTCGTTTGTGGAAGGTGAGAGAAACTTTGAGCTGCGTGAGTCTATTGAGACCTTTATGAGTAAGACCGAGACTACCGAGTCTAGGCTTGAGGAATTCGATTCTAAAGCTATGGTTATTAACCAGCGCTATCTACCAGAGCTAAGACTACGCCCTGGCATAACACTGGTGAAAAGCGATAAAGGTACCGGTAAAACGTTTATGCTTAGGAATCAAGTAAAGGATACCGAAGTCCGAGTTATTGCTATCAGTCACCTTATCTCGTTAGTTAACTCACTTTCAAAACAGTTCAATCTTGCAGACTACAATGAAATTGAAAGCGAACGGTTGCACTCGTTACGTATGCAAAAACGCTTAGGTATCTGCCTTAATTCGATATACAAGCTTCAAGGCCAGAACTACGACATTGTTATTATGGATGAGGTTTGTCAGCTTGTACGTGCAATTAAAGCGACAACCGTTGATAAACCGGCAGCGTGTTTGAAAGTGCTTCGCGAGATTATCGCTGGCGCTAAATATGTGGTTTGTATGGATGCCGACTTAAACAAAGAGTTCGTGGACCTAATGAGAGACCCTGACTTTGGTATTCTTCCTCAAGAACGTGCAATGAACGTCGTTATCAACAATTATCGTCCAGCTCGAGAGCAAGGCCGACAAGTAACGCTGTATCAAGATACCGATGGGAAGGGTGACACCTCTGCGTTTGTTGAGTCTTTGATCAACGAAGCTAAAACCGAGGGCTTATTCTACGCCTCAAACTCTAAAGTTGATGTACTTAAAAAAGCTGCAACGATTATTGAGGAACTGGGGGGTGATGGCCAGATTGAGCATGAACACTTTATAACCGAAGTGAATGGACGCCGAGTTATTACTATCACCAGTAACAACTCCCAGACCCCAGACGTTCAAGCCTTCATTCGAGACTTAAATGGTAACCTTAAAGAAGATGATATTTTTATGTCCTCCCCTTCTATGGGTACCGGCCACTCAATTGATGCTACAGAAATGGGGGCTAAGTTTAAAAAGACTTTTGCGTTCTTTACTAAAATGGCGGGTAACCTCCCTTCGGATTGCTTGCAGCATATGAGCCGCGTTCGTGAGTGCACCGACTATCACATTATGTATTTGGATAATGCGAGACGTTACCCTACCGCTCCCTTAGAAATCGTTCAAAAAGAGGTTTTTGGTAACCGGAACACCATTGATAATAAACTCTGTGTTCAATTTATTTCGGAGTACGACCATGCCACGGAACGTTTGAAAATAAATGACCATGGTTGGTCGGACTGGTATGGCCAACTAAAGAGTTTTGAAAATAATAAGCTTAATCACTTTTCTAAAAACTTGGTCAACGCTTTAGAAAATGAAGGTTACCAAATAAACACGCTTTATACGCTGGCCTCTGAAGAAGGCTACAATTTAAAAATGCTGATGGACGAACTAACAGACCAGATTAGAGAAGTAGAGAAACAAAAACTTCGTGAAACGGAGCTGTTATCGGACGAAGAATTTGAAATCTTAGATAACCAGACTTTGAAAAATGCGGAGGAACAACGTCAGCTACTTAAGAAACGACAAGCGCGACTCTTTGGCCTAGAGGCTGGGGATGAGCTTAACGATGTAGTTACTATGTCAACACAGGCACTTAATGGCCGACGTAAGGGCTTACTCTTAGGGGCTAATAATGACGACCTTTTCCTTATCGATATGATTAACCGCTTTGATACAAAGCGTCATGATAAAGATAAAACAGCGTTTGCGGACCACCAAGGCTTAGGCCGCGGGTTCTTCTACCATTTAGGCGTGGAATTTCTAAATGATATACCAACTTATGATGGTCGAGAGATAACGAATTTAGAAAAAGATCGCGCTTTTGATTTTCTATTAGCACACTCGAGAGATTTAGAAATTCTGCAGGGAATTCGTATGCCGTTATGTGATACGGACAAGAAGCGTCATGAGTTTGTTCGCCGTGTACTTACTTCGTTCGGTATGAAGTTTAGAAGAGAGAAAAAACGTGTCGGTCTAAGCTCTGTTTATAAATACTATTTAGATGATGAGCGTTTTAATCGCTGGGCTGAGGATGTGAGAAGAGCGAAGGAATCTTCAGATAGCACCATGTTTACGGGTCTAGAAGAGATACCTGGGAATTTGAAAGCCTATGTTTTCCAAGCCCTAGCGGGGTCACCGCAAGTTTCTGAATTGCATCCTTATATTTCTAAATTGCACCCTGAAATACAAAACCGGTTAATAAGCTTGTTAAATAATAAACTGTTTATGGTAACGACTAAAGTTGCATAAAGGGTTATTCTTAAGCATAATAACTATTAAATAATATAATAACTATAAGGCTCCGCTAGGGGCCTTTTAAATATAAATTGACGAGTCGAGCATGGATAACGCCACTTTTGGAATTGAAGGCGTCAGCCTTAAACATAATTCTAAAAAACTTCAATTTGAAAAACCTATCCATTGCTGGCTGTGGGTGGTTACTTATTGTCGAAAAAATAAATTTAGAATTTTCACAAACAAACCCTTAAGTCGTGATATTTATGACCAGCTTCGAGCGGTTATCTCTCCGAAGAAAGTAAGCTCGAGAGAGCTGTACGACGCCATAGGCTTTCACGTTAATTCTATAAAATACCTTAATCGTATTCGCACCGGAGCCCAGCGTTTTAATCTGTGGGGTAAGCCGGACGGTAAGGTCACTGAATCGGAATCTGACTACGCTAGAAAGCGAATGGTTGAACTACATTCTATGTACTTGCGTGCTAAGCGTAAGAACAAGAAGCAAGGGATTATCGTAAATCAAAAAGTGGGGCGTGGTATGCGTCAGAAGTCCACGACGGATAATACAGATAAACCCAAAAGAGTATTGACTCTAAATAAAACAAAATAAGTTTTATACAATTAGGAAATTGACGATGCAAAACACTGGTAAAACCTCCGAAGATATCTTCGAAGAGAATATGAAAGCGCTGGGCGCTCATGTATATCGCTTCGAAGATCATGCTGATGTAAACAAGTCCCGCGTTCGTAAGCGTATTGTTTCATCCAAACCCTCTGATTTTCTTGTGACTCAGAAAGGCTTAACGTCCTTCGCGGAAGTAAAGAGTATTTCTGAAAGCCCTCGTTTTGATTTCTCTCGAATTGAAAAGCGTCAGTGGCGTGAAGCGACAAAGGTAACCAAAGCTAAAGGCCTCTACTACTTCTATCTTCATTTCATAAGTATTGATGGGTGGTTTAAAGTCCCCGCGGACCTAATTCTAAGCTGGCCTAAGAAGTCTATGCGTTATGACGAACTCACCCAGTTCCAATTTACGTGGGGGTAACCTTATGCTTGAGGTTACTTGTAATTGGGCCTTACATGCTAAAACCGAGATCAACACCTTAATTTGGCAAAACGCTCGGCTGGCTAAACTGGTTTTGTTGTGGCGAAGAGGACATATAACAGACCAGAACTTTATACCTCGAATCGTTCAACCGTGGGAACCGGATGAGGAATCGGAAGAGTTTGAAGACTTTAACGAGTTAAAAAATCCTAATGCTGCCTACAAGGTTTTAGCCTACGCCAACAGCGGTCAAGGTTGGAGACCAAGGTATTTAGATATAGACAACTTTATTAAAGAATACTGGCCTTACTTTAGCCCAGCTTTAAATTGGAAAATTAGAGTTAACTTTACCGAGGGACAAGTACCCTCGATTATTATTTAGGAAATTGACGATGCAAATGCAACCAATCGAATCGCTTAACGATTTAGTTAAACTCCCCTCTTTTGTACAGACGTTAGGTGACCCGCACCTAGCCCGTAAATTCAATACTGGCGTACCTACACACCGTAAAGGTGAGCGCGAAGAAATGGTGAAAGATACCTTTGCGGGTATTGTTACTGCGCCAGGGTATAAGCTTCACGTTTGTATGGGTGACTTGTTTGATAAGTTCCGCGTGCCGGAAGAAGATATCTTATTTGCGGCCGACGTTTATCGTCTTGCGGCCAGCACTTATCCAGACCGTCAGTTCGTGATAATTCGCGGCAATCATGATGCCTCGAGAGACACCCAGTTCAAAAGCTCGTTTGATGTATTTACACAGCTTGTCGCTCACGTTCCTAATATTCACGTAGTTGCTGAAAGCGCACTTAAGCTAACCATTGAGAAAGAGCACTTTGTTTTCTATCCGTGGCACCCTTTCAAAACGGCGAAAGAAATTGCGGCGGAGATTAAACCTCCTGTTGGGTTCTTTGCGTTTGGCCACTGGGATATTCTCGCATTTAGTGAAGATAGTTCAGCAACCGATAACTTGATCCCTTTTGAAGAAATGCAAACCGCGCTTGCGGTTATCACTGGCCACTATCACACCCCGCGTATTTTTATGGAAGGTGATACACCAGTCTGGGTTACTGGTTCTATGCAACCATACTCACATGCTGAGGACCCAACTAACCAGCTTTATATAACAGCCACGCTTCAGGAAGCGACAGAGGCCTTAGAAGCTAACCCAGAAAGGTTTAAGAATATGAACCTTCGCGTCACGCTTCTCCCTAACGAGGCCCCTATTGCGGATGTAGATTGTTTAAGCCTGACTTTTAAACGCGTCTCGGATAATAAAGACGACGAACTGGAAGTAAATCTAGATAGCTTTGACTTAGAAGGCATCTTCAAAGCAACAATGGCAGAACACGACGTTTCAACTGAAACAACCAATCAACTTTGGGGCCAGTTTATGGACCTAAGCGCGGAGGCTGAATAATGCTTTCTTCAATTAAATATGACTTAACGTTCTCGAACGGCAAAACAATTAAAAACGAGTTGGAACTAAATGCGGGTTCAACGTTGATCACCGGCGCGAACGGCAAAGGTAAATCACTTAACTTTGAAATGGTGGGCTTTGCCCTCTTTGGTAATAAATCCCTTCGCGGCATTGCTGGCGATTACAAGCGAATGAAGGTAGAGGTTGTTATTGCTATCAATGGCGAGACTTACACTATCACTCGTACCAAATCTAAGTCTGAGGTACACCACAAAGGTGAGCCTATCGTAAGTGGTACCAAGCCAGTTAATCAGTGGGTGGTTAGAACCTTAGGATATGGCTTTGATGTATTCCGTATTGCTCACTGGTGCGCTCAAGGTGATATCCAAGCGCTTGCGGATATGCGCCCCACGGAACGTAAACAAATGATTGATTCGGTTGCTGGCCTAACTCAAATGGATGGGCTTGCTAATAATATGGCCGGAGAGATTAGGGAACTGCGTGCGGTTATTGATACGCACAAAAAGAACTTGGTCGAGCCTGTGGCGCCTACGCAACCTCAAACACCTAAAGCGGATATCGAGAACGCGTTATCGACGTACAAAACGAGTCTTGAGAACTGGCTAACGGCAAAAGCTGTATCGGTACCAACCGAACCAACAAAACCGGTACCACCCCAAGAGCCGATTTACCCAGACAAGCCCGAACCTCTAGCCCCGACGATGAAGGCCCCTGAGTTCCCTACGCTAAGTAACGGTATGCCAACCACGGTATCTCAGTTAACAACGGTGGAACTGAACCTTCAGAATAACCTTGATAAAGCGGTAAAGGTTGAAGCTGAGTTCTTGCGTCTCGAGGCACAATACAAACCTTGTGAACCTAACCCAGACTGGCCAGAGCAACAGCCGCTTTATGACGCTTGGGCCGAGCACGATCGCTTTAACCGTATTCAAGAACTTAAGGCTTCACACACGATTGAATGCCCGAACTGTAAGCATCACTTCCATTTGTCGGCGGAGATTGAAGAACTAGAAAAGTTACCAGTCCGTGAAGAGGCCCCAAGCGTAACCGTTAAAGAATGGAATGAAACAAGGACCCAGATTGAAATAAACAAGAAGCATGACAGCCTATTAGAAGAGCTGCAGAGCTTAAATATTGATGATTTGAGAACCGCGCTTCACGAAGTTCGCACGGCTAAGTCTGCAATACTTCAGTTTGAGAAAGAGAACAAGGACTATAAGAGCCATGTGTCTAATATCTCTCAGATGAATGAACAGCAAAGTAAAAACTGGGAAGGTACCTGTAAGCGGATAAAAGACCAGTTTGATAATCAAATGCGGATGTATGATAGTCAAGCCACCCATTTTGAAGGTTTGAAGCAAGCTTACGGTGAAGCTAAAGCGAGGTATGACGAAGCGCAAGAAACGCTTAAAGGTATTACTCAGCAATTCCCTGAGAATACCGAAGCGACCCTACGTAATGTGATTAGCCAGCTAGAGTCGGCCCGTCAAGAATGGGCGAACTACGAGCATCTTTCTGGCCAGTACGAACAGGCTTTGGCCACCTATAATAAAAGTATTGAAGGTGTAGCTGCCGAGGAAGCGCGTTTATCGGAACTGTCTCGGGCTCGTGAAGCACTTAAGGTAGTGAAAGCTAAGGTTCAAAGTCACCTATTGCCTTCACTTAATAAAGTGGCCTCGATGCTTATGAGTGAAATGACCGGTGGCGAATTCCAGTCTGTTGAAGTAGGGCAAGATTTCGAGGTTGTTGTTGATGGCCAGCCGCTAAGAACGCTGTCAGGATCGGGTAAAGACCTTGCTAATTTAACACTGCGAATCGGTTTAGGTCGTATTTTGACTCACCGTGTATTACCTTTAATGATGCTAGACGAGATTGATAGTGCTATGGACGACACCCGAGCCAGCTTCACATGGCAATGTATCCAACGTATCACGCCACATATCGGACAGGTTTTACAGGCATCACATAAAGAACTCGATGCCGAGAACCGCGTAGCTGTTTAACTTTTATAGGCTGGTGAAAGCCAGCCGAACCTACCCTTTAGGGTATAACTTTTAAAATTTGGAAATTGACGATATGACGAACTCAGCTAATGATAACTACCCTGTTGCTATTAATGTGACTACTAGCCTAAGAACCGTACCACTCACTAAATATTGTGAACTGTCTGGTGAAGACATAGAAACGGTACGACAGAGAATTAAACGCGGACACTGGGTAAAAGGCGTACATGCAATTAAGCCACCCCATATCCGCGAACTTTGGATTGACTTAGAAGCGGTAGAACAATGGATAAGAAATGGGGGCAACTCCCTCGCGGGGTAACTATTCGGCCTGGGGCCAAAGAAGCCCGTATTCAAATTAACTTCGAATACAAAGGGGTTCGCTGTCGCGAACTCCTTAAGGTTCCAGTCAACAAATCTAATATCCGATACGCGGGTAACTTACGCGGCGAGATATTAAATAAGATCGAACGTGAAACTTTCCGGTACGCGGATTACTTCCCGAGCTCACCAAAGCTGAAAATATTCGGTGGCGCGGTAGCGTGGGGCAAGACTGTTGAAGCGTACTTAGAGGAATATATTGAGAGCGTCAAGAAACGGGGGCTCTCACCTTCCACGATTAAAGGCTACGAAAAACTTAAGACCTCGGTTAAGGAGCTCCACCCTATTCCGGTAACCGAACTTTCCCCACAAGTTTTGAAAAGCTTTGTTCTCAAGTCTGGGAACTCACCTAAAACCCTGCGAAACAAGTTCAGCTTTTTACGTACCGCGCTGGCCGAGGCCGTAACCGACGGACTGGTATCTACCAACCCAATCGACGGTGTGAAGCTTTCTAACTACGTGGAAAAAGATAACAAGGTCGATTTAGACGGTGGCCACGATGATATTGACCCGTTCACGCCGCAAGAAGTGGAAGCTATCTATGAGCATTGCAGACCGGAAGAACTTAATATCGTTGAGCTGGTTTTCAATACAGGGATGCGGCCTAGTGAATGGTCAGCGCTTAAATGGAACGAGGTTGATTTCATTCACAACACTTTAGTCGTAAAAGCGGCCATTGTGCATAACGAGATCAAGGGTCCCAAATCGAAAGCCGGTAAGCGTGCCATACCTTTAAATGAAAGTGCTATGAATGCCCTGAACCGGCAAAGAGAACTTTCCTATCTGGGTCGTGGTTTTGTGTTCCCTAAAAACTTAAAGTTTGGAATGGAACTGCCAGAGGGGGAGTTGAACCGGATAAACCCAGACTCATTTCGTAAACACAAATGGAGTCGAATTCTCACTGCGGCAAAAGTAAGGTACCGGTACCCCTATCAAATGCGTCATACTTTCGCGACCCGACATATTAGTGAAGGAATAAACTTGTGGCAGTTGGCAAATTGGATGGGCCACTCTTCGCCAGAAATGCTATTTCGACACTACGGTAAATTCATTGAAGATTATGAGAAGAAAATCCAAAATGACACGAGCGCGGCACGAGACACCAATGGCCCGAACAAAAAATCAAGTTTATCAGCTATTTAGGGAATAATCGACGCGGGTTCAAATCCCGCCAGCTCCACCAATTCAATAAATTAAGACGTCCTAGGGCGTCTTTTTTTATGTCTGCAACAACGTAATATCAATAACTTAGCGTATTTTAACGTTCAATAGCTTCCTCTAGCTTCTTTGATCTTTAGGTACACCATTGGGTACACTACGCAAACTAGATGAAATTGGTGTACCCATTATGGCAAAAGTTACTACACGGCTCTCTGATAAAGAAATCAAATCTGCAAAGCCAAGCGAAAAAGAATATAACCTGTTTGATGGAGATGGCCTGCGACTTCGTATTAAGCCAAATGGTTCTAAAAATTGGATATTTAATTATTACAGGCCTACTAGCCGTAAAAGAGCTAATCTCAGTCTAGGTAAATATCCTGACCTATCACTAGCGAATGCTCGTAAAGCGACGCTTGAAGCAAACGAGTTACTTGCCCAAGGCATTGACCCTCAAGAAGAACGAAAACGTCAGCAGCAGGAATATAAGTCTGGCCACCAGCATACATTCAGTAACGTAGCTAAAGAATGGTTTGAAATTAAAAAGGACGATATTACACCTGATTACGCGGTTGATATCTGGCGCTCTTTAGAGCTACACATATTCCCTTCAATATCGAAAGTTCCGGTAAGTGCTATTACTGCCCCACAAATTATCGACTTACTTAAGCCAATCGAGGCTAAAGGAAGTTTAGAAACGGTAAAACGCTTATCACAGCGCCTAAATGAAATAATGAACTTCGCTACAAACTGTGGATTTATTCAAGCTAACCCACTTGTAGGGATTAAAGCTGCATTTAAAAAGCCGAAAAAGGAAAACATGGCTGCACTGAAGCCAGCAGAACTACCTGAGCTTATGGGTGCAATTGCTAACGCTAGTATTAAGCGAACCACACGCTGTCTTATTGAGTGGCAACTGCACACTATGACAAGGCCGAGTGAAGCATCTGGTGCTATGTGGAAAGAGATTGATATGGAAAGTAAGGTTTGGACAATTCCGTCGGAACGTATGAAAAAACGCAGAGATCAGCGTATTCCACTTACTGACCAAATGTTGGCTATTCTCGAAGTTATGAAGCCAATCAGCGGTCATCGAGAGTTTATATTCCCTTCTGACCGTGACCCAAAAAAGCCATGTAACAGCCAGACTGCAAATATGGCACTTAAGCGAATGGGCTTTGCTGGCCGTTTAGTGAGCCACGGTCTCCGCTCTCTGGCAAGTACTACGCTGAATGAACAAGGTTTTGACCGCGATTTAATTGAAGCCGCGCTTGCTCATGTAGACGACAACCAAGTACGAAGTGCCTATAACAGAACTGACTATTTAGAGCGCCGCCGCCCTATGATGAATTGGTGGAGTGAGCATATTCTTGAAGCTGCGATGGGCTGTAATTCCATTGCTAGCGTTAACCTCTTTAAAGTGTATTGTTAACAAGCTTATAAAACTATATTTTCCTATTAGGCCGCACTGCTCATGTTTTTAATTAAGCGGAAATTATGCGGTTAAATATAGTAGGTTCCGCTTTGAAAGAAGACAATGCCCCTTTTCAGTGCTCAGAGAGATTTTAATGGGAATAGACAAAATTAATCAGCTCCAATTTTGCAATTTGCAGTCGAATCAAAAATATAGGCTACTCCAATTTCTGGAGCAAAAAGATAAAGAGATACTGCTTCATTCGATCGCAAATTACATCTCTCTCCCGATAGAGCAGATAGAATTTGCTTCGGCTCCTGAATATATTATATGATGCCTTGGTAACTTTCTCTGAACAAGTTAAAGAAACGGCTGACTTTGATGAAAAACTAATCTTAGAATTTCTTGAATCTTCAAAGTTTTATGACACTACAGAAAAAGCACTTGTAGTTGACACTAGCATCAATAGCCTAAGTACTGAAGACTCTAAGTCCACTACCAAAATAAGTTTTCAAGACAAACTTTGTCCCCCCCCAAATCTTTATAACGCTACTGTAAGGTTCAACGTTCAAAAGCCTACACTAGAACAACAAGAAGCTCTTGATCTTTGTAGTGGAGGAATACTAGTTAATAGTTTTGCAGGCACTGGTAAAACAACATTTTCAGGACAGGTAGCCGAAAAGCTAGGTTATGACAACACATTGTACACTGCTTTTTTAAAGGAAAATGCGAGCGAGGCACGCGAGCGAGTCACAAAGCAAGCATATACCCAAGATGCATTGGCATACCACTATGTATTGAAATGCTCACCTTTTAAAGACTCTTTGAATCCTAAGTTGGCAAAAAAGCATTCCGATGCAACAGCGCTTCAAATGCTATTGGGATTGCCAGTGAAATTGGATTTAGGGGGAAAGACTGTAAAGTCTTACGTCATTTCAAGATTAATACAAGAAACTGTTTATAATTTCTGCAATAGCATTGAAGAAGAAGTCTCTGTAGCACATGTTCCTAAACAAGTTTTTTCAGCGCAAGCAGTAAAACAAATCAGAGTTTGGGCGACAGCGTACTGGGACTTTTTGATTTCTTCGCGCAATCACGACAAACACATAATTAAGTTTTCTCATCTCATGAAGTTCTGGGCATTGAGGCCCGATATCCAATTACCATACGAATTTTCAAACTTCATAGTAGATGAAGCACAAGATACAAACGGGGCGTTCTATCAAGTAATGCAGAATCATATCGATCGCAACTTTGTCGTGATAGGAGACCGCCATCAGCAATTATTTCAATGGCGAGGGGCGATAAACACCATGAATTTGTTTAAGTTGCCAAAGAAATCGCTAACGATGTCACATCGATTCGGTGAAAGTATTGCTAATGTAGCTAACAATGTTCTGGCAAAGCACAGCGAGCCGCCTAGCGCGCTAATAACTGGTAACCAAGACCTCGAATCAAAAATTGTTTATTACCATCCAAATGAGCCTTTCCCGAAGGACGTAGGTGCTATTCTAACGAGAACTAGAACAGAAATAATTTCCATCGCTAAAAATGAGATTGAGCAGGGTCATGCAATCAGTGTCAAAACTGAATTTAATAGTATTAGGTTTCTCTGCCAGAATATTATTGCCCTAGCTGAAAATAGACATAACGACATTAGACATCCAACAATAGCTAACTGTTACTCACTGAGTAATCTGGAAACTGAGCTAGAAAATTCGCCTGATGGCGATCTGTACTTTGCGCTCAAACTATATAAGAAATTTAGCAAAGAGATTTTATATATCATTGACCAAGTGGAACGACTCAATCAACCAGAGTCAGAAACTACTCGGCTAATCAGTACGACTCACGCTTTAAAGGGCCGCGAATGGAAAACGATAGTAATCGCAAGCGATTATTCATATTTGATAGAGTCGCCAAATGTGCAGATAGATGACGAATTATGTGTTTTATATGTAGCCATTACTAGAGCAAAAAGAAAAGCTTACATGCCTTATGGCCTAAAACCTTATTTCGATAAACACAATAATATTGCTAAATCGCAACTATAGTCCAAAAGGAATTATTTTGGCTTAATAGATGAGTCGCTGTGCAAATCAATGCTAACCAAGTAAGAAGCGTACGAAGCAAAAACTGATTACTTTGCGTGCTACTGTCCAGCAACTGGACTCATAGAGTAAGCATAATCTAAGTACTTAAATAAGATAGCAGTAGTCTTACTATTCCTTTAGTGAAATGAGAAACTAGGTTCTGGCATTTTCCACCTTGTATCTGTTATCTTAACCTTTGTTCTATTCAACTAACGTACAGTAAGCCCCCTTTTTTGTATACCAAAGTCGTGATTTATCAGTACGGTCGACTATTTGAGGTTGAGAATGTCAGATGGAAGTTTGGTCTAAAAAAGAATAAAAGATAAAATTATAAGAGAATAAAAATGGAATTAGCATATACATCAAGGAATATAAGAAAAAGAATAACAATTCTCGATATCAGGAAAAATCGAAATCTAGAAGGTTCAGTCCACAGGGAGAATCTAGCTAAAAATGCGAGTAAAAGCACTCGCAATGAAAGCCTCTCTTGTGACCTTAAAGAAATTAAATTGCATGACAGAAGCGGGGTTGTTTTTCAATCCCTTGAAACTGAGCTTGTTTTTAGACTATTGAGCAAGAATTTAAAAACTTGCTACAACATCCAGTTGAATAGTAGACAAACGATAATTGAAAACTTGATCTCCTTCCTTGAAGAGAGTTTCACGAAAAGCATTTACAGATTTGATATCCAAAAATTCTATCAAAATATTGATGTTTACAGGTTACTTGAAAAAATTAGAGCTGATGGCTTGATATCAAATACCTCGCTAAAACTTATCGAAAAACTCCATCAAACTCTAAAAAGCAAAAAGATAAAAGGGCTACCTCCAGGCCTATCTATATGCGGCGTATTAGCAGAAATATGGATCAAAACGTTTGATCAGAATATGCGCAACGTAGATGGGGTGCTATTTTTCGGCAGATTTGTTGATGACTTTATAGCAGTTACCGATACGAAAATCACAGCATCTCACTTCCAGAAACAAGTGAATTTTGCGTTGCCCGATGGATTGAATACACATCAAAAAGGGGACAAAAAAACCACAATAGAGAATATTGGCAAATCAGGAAGTAGTAACAAGCCAAATAGGAACGTTTCATATCTAGGCTATAATTTTAATATAACCAATAGTGAAGATGACAAGGATTCGTTTGTAGGGAGGAAAAAGAGAAAAGTAGAGATAATGATATCTCATGATAAGTTTAGCCGAATGAAAAGAAGGCTGTTTAGTACTTTAATTTCTTATGCAAAATCTAACCGAGGTGAAGAAGATTTAAAGTTATTGCGGTTTAAACTTCAATACCTCACTAGCAATCAAGAAGTTGTTAAATCTATAGATGGAAGAAAAGTGAAAGTAGGTATTTACTACAATTACAATAAAATTAGTGAGAAGCAGCAACTTTCAGAGTTAGATAATTACCTTTTAGGATTTGCTTATGGAAAGAGCAGATTGTTCAAAAGTTTAAAGCTTACCAAGTTTAACAATGTAGAAAGAAAAGTCATATTATCTCACTCATTTTTAAGGGGGTTTGAGGAGAAAATATTTTATAACTTCTCTCAAGATATGCTCACCAGTATAAAGGGGGGATGGTAATGAAGACTAAGTTAAGAGTATCAAAAGAAGATTTTGAAAGAATACTTCTATCAGAAACGGCCCCTGTTGATATATCAATTATTTTTTCGAACCACCATTTTTACAGTCATATGAAACGGGAAAGTTCTGACAATCTCTATCAGTTCGTGAACTTTATGTTCGGAAAAAATGATGATGTGTCATATTTTCCATTGAAGTATCCAATCCTAAAAGGTATGGATGGTGAAACTAGAACTATTTCTTTGCTTCATCCTTCGTCTCAAAATCTTTTAAAATCAGCGATTAAAATATTTGGAAATCGAATTATTAACCATTGTTCAATGAGCATAGCTAGCTTGAGATACCCTAGGAAAATTTCTTCGACTTTCCCGGTTATCAAATCGAATAGAGACACAAGCCATTTTAAGGGCTCTGAAGTAACAACCGAAAAAAGTGAAAACTCATTTAAGTACGTAACGTCATATTTCTCATATAAACCGTTCTCTCAACTACATCATTTTTTTGAATCAAGAGATTACCTTAACCTTGAATCGAAATTTATAAATTTGTGGTCTTTAGACATTTCCCGTTGTTTCGATAGTATTTACACACATTCTTTTTCATGGGCGGTCAAAGGAAAAGAGCTATCTCAAAATTCAACAACGACGTACGACTTTGGAAATGCATTAGATCGTGTAATGCAATTATCTAACAATCGTGAAACTAATGGTATACCAGTAGGGAACGAATTTTCTAGACTGTTCGTCGAAGTAATACTTCAGGACGTTGATAATAGAGTTATAAATATCTTAAACGAAGAACCTTATAACCTTACTTACGGCAAAGACTATGTTTTTAAAAGATATGTTGATGATTACTATTTGTTCTTCAATAAAGACGCTGTGGGAAACAATTTAAAAATAGAACTTGAGAAGACTTTGCGTTTTTATAAGCTTTTTCTGCAGCCTAACAAATCTATAAAACTCACTAGACCTCTAATAACTGACATTACTAGAGCAAAGGTCCAAGTAAACGAAATAATAAATGACTTTTTAGATACCACACTGTTTGAAAAGCGCGTTGATGGAGCACTAAGCCCAAATAAGATTTACTCATCTTCAAAAGTTTTGAGAAGCTTCATAGATAAGGTAATGAATGCGTGCTACCAAAGCGAACGGTCGTATAAGAGTATGGCTTCGTATTGTATCGGAGCAATTAAAAAGAGAGTTAGCTTAATTAGTTTCCCTAGAGAAGGAAGTGACGAAGAGAGGCAAGAGTACGTTAAGAATCTAGTTTTAGTTATTAAAGTTTTAATCGAAGCTATCTTTCACTTTTTTCAAGTTAACCCGACTTCGAAAAGTAGCCTATCCATATCCCAAATCTCCTACATCATTAAAGAGTTGGCTTCTATTGATAAGGATTTAGAAGTTGAAGTCGAGTTTTTAATTAGCGCTGAAATAAAACGTTTTTTTGAAAGTGGATGTTTTGATTTTTTAAGCAATAAGAATAGAAAGTTCTTGCCCGTTGAGTTCTCCAATCTACTCTGTGTGTCTAGAAATATATGTCCTCACCATCTTCTCTCGGAGTCAATGCTCATGCACATATTTAAGATAGATGATATGGAAAGGAGCTCTACACTTTATTTAGAAATTGAAGAGTCGTGCGATTATTTTCAGATTATCGCGGCGCTGTATTATATTGGCGATAATGAAAGATACTCAAAAATTAGAAGAAAAATTATAAGTACCGTCCATGAACGACTTAAAAATGGAATGCGGTACTTTCGCGTTGACGCACGAATTACATATTTATTTCTTGATTGCATGTCATGCCCCTACATACCTAACGGGAAAAAAGAAGAATGGAATAATTTATTCTATGTACATACCGGCGTTAAATCTGCATTAAACGGAATGGATAAAGCTGCTACTTTTGACTTACTAACAAAACACTCGTGGTTTGTTACGTGGGACAGCCTCGAACTATGGAATATTTTATGTAGAAAAGAAATCTTGTTCGGCTATTAAAATTCAGTTACATTAAAACCTCTAGGGGAGCTCTGGATACCTAAACACCTCTGCCGATAAGGCAGTCCAGTAAGGGTATTTAAGTTGCGGTTGGCTCGTTCAAGCCGATGCAACGTTATCAGTCATAAAAAGCTGGTAGTGCTCTATGCACACACAACTCAGCTCCCCTACCCCCGTTTCCTTTTTCGTTGTTATAGCTCATTAAACAGCGATTAAAATCACTGTACGTTAGTTGAAGATATTTAAATCATCAGGTGTTCCAGTGCCTTTTGACTGTCGCAATCCCTAAACCCAGAATTTCTGCAGTTTTTGACTGAGACAATCCTTCAGCTTTCTTCTCCTGAACGGACAACTTTGTTGCTATAGCCGCAGGTCTGCCGAGCTTCTTTCCCTCTGCTTTAGCTCGCTCAAGCCCTTCTCTTGTCCTCTCTCTAATTCTATTACGCTCAAACTCTGCAAATGCTGAGAACATTTGAAGCATAAGCTTACCTTCTGCACTAGAAAGATCAGCCACTGGCAAATCTAGGCACACCACCTTGATTCCTTTATCAGTGAGTATATTAATTGTACTTTGCACATCAATGTTGTCTCGACCTAAACGGTCTAATTTCAAAACCACCAGCATATCGCCCTTTTCCATCTTGTGGTTGATGAGCATTTTAAACTTTTCCCGTTTAATAGCTTCAACTGAACCTGAAACCGTTTCACTAACTATCCGTGAATCGATGACTTCATATCCTTTTTGACGGATGGCTATTACTTGGTTTTCTGTCGTTTGCTCTGTGGTAGAAACTCGACAATAAGCAAATATACGCATTATTCGATTAACTTCCTTTTTAGTATCATTTATTGAGGTATCATATAATATTAGCATCATTATTTAAAGACCCTACTTTTATGATACCAACCAAGACATAAAAAAGCTGGTATCAACATACGAATGTTTATTGATACCAGCTGAGATTGACCTACTTATGAATGTTATATATTCCCTTTCATTTGCTGGAACTGCATGAACTGTTTAAATTGTTCCTCCATATCATGTGAGGTATTTTGTGCAGGCTTCGACAGTTTCCGAAGCAGTTCAGCTTGTTTATAGTCAGGAACATCTCCATAGCTATAAAAACTTGTTAGCACACTCTCATGCCCTAGATTCTGACTCCACGCCTTAAACTCTTCTGGCGTCTGACAAAGCTTTTCGCCTAAACGCACTAAGGTGTTTCGAAAACTGTGTGGATTGAAATAGGGTAATTCAGCTAGGGCGAATGCTTGCGCAAATATTTTACGAATCGGATTGGCATTGCTCCAATGCTCATCAAGTAACCCTACCGCTTCAAATTGCTGATTAGCATCATGAGCCAGCTTTGTTTTTGGAAACAATGGTGAATTCTGTTTGTATCCTAATTCGGTCACTAAGTAATCAACCCAATCAGCTAGTATTTTATGTGGCAACTCTCCTACTGGGAAAAAATAAGTAGTGAATGTTTTACTAAATTTCGTATTCACGTCTCTAGCATCTTGATAAAAGCTATGGTCAGCGAGATCAACATGCTTAATTTTTGAAGAGGCAACTGCTCCGTCTCGCGCACCAGTCAGAATAACAAATGCTATTAAAGCTCTGTCTCGCATTTCAATTGAAGTCGAACAAGGCATTCCTTCTAGGGTTTTAACGATTTGTTCAATTGTCGCCACACTCCTTTTACGCTTTGCATTTCCAATACGAGTGTCTTTTTCCGATAGATTGAAATATTCGATGTCACTATAGTTAACTTTTGCGCGATATCCTTTTTGAGTAGCTAAGTATTGGAAAAACGCTTTTAGGTGACGGGTCGCTGTAAGCACCGTTGCTTTACTCAGTTTTTCACCAGTTGCTAGAGACTTTTTGCTAAGAAGATTCTTTTTAAAAGCAATCGCATGCTTTGCCCTAAATTTCCTAAAGTCTATATACCCTGTGAAATCTTCAAAGCGATTTATAGATTTGAGAGCGCCATCAATCGTCGAGTCATCTAAGCGCTTTGCTTCCTTCAAAAACTTTGTATATTCGTAGATAATTCGGGCATTATTTGTACTATTATTTTTCAT